ACGTGCAAACGTTGCTCAGGAATTTACTAATGAGCAAATTGCCGAATTTGCAAGATGTTATAATGATCCAATATACTTCATCAAGAAATATGTGAAGATCGTGTCGCTAGACAAAGGTCTAGTTCCTTTTGACATGTATCATTTCCAAGAGGAAATGGTAGATAAGTTTCATAAAAATAGATTCAATATTGCAAAACTACCTCGACAGTCTGGTAAGTCTACTATTGTTACGTCATATCTTCTATGGTATGTTATCTTCAATGATAACGTAAACGTTGCAATTCTAGCAAACAAAGCAGCAACGTCCCGCGAGATGTTGCAACGTTTGCAGAGATCATATGAAAACTTACCTAAGTGGTTGCAGCAGGGTATTGTTCAGTGGAACCGTGGTTCTCTAGAACTAGAAAATGGTTCAAAACTTATGGCAGCATCCACGTCCAGTTCTGCTGTTCGTGGTATGTCGTTCAACGTCATCTTCCTAGACGAATTTGCGTTCGTTCCAAACCACATTGCAGATGAGTTTTTCTCCTCTGTATATCCTACCATCTCTTCTGGTAAATCTACTAAAGTTATTATCATCTCGACGCCACACGGGATGAACATGTTCTACAAACTATGGCATGATTCAGAGCGTGGTAAGAATGAGTATGTAAGCACGGAGGTTCATTGGTCAGAAGTTCCTGGGCGTGATGCGAAGTGGAAAGAACAAACCATCGCCAACACGTCTGAGCAGCAGTTCAAAGTTGAGTTTGAGTGTGAGTTCTTAGGATCGGTTGACACGTTGATCAGTCCATCCAAATTACGAACTATGGTCTACAATGACCCGCTGGTTCAAAATAAAGGTCTCTCAATTTATGAGCAAGCACAGAAAGATCACAACTATGTAATTACGGTTGACGTTGCCAGAGGCGTTTCTGGAGACTATTCCGCATTTGTTGTAATTGATACGACTACTATACCATATAAATTAGTAGCAAAGTATAGGAACAATGAAATCAAACCTCTGCTGTTTCCAAACATTATTATTGATGTAGCAAAAAATTATAACCATGCATACATCTTAGTGGAAGTGAATGATGTTGGCGGACAGGTTGCAGACATTATTCAGTATGATTTGGAATATGAAAATCTACTGATGGCATCGATGCGTGGTCGTGCTGGTCAAGTAGTTGGTCAGGGGTTCTCTGGTAAGAAAACCCAGATGGGTGTGAAGATGTCTACGGCAGTAAAAAAAGTTGGATGCCACAATCTAAAAGCATTGATTGAGGAAGATAAACTAATCATCAATGACTATGACATCATTGCGGAGTTGACTACATTTATTGAAAAGGGTCAGACATTCCAAGCGGAAGATGGATGCAATGATGACTTGGCAATGTCTCTTGTTATTTTTGCTTGGTTATCAACGTCGGATTACTTCAAAGAGTTGCATGACGATGATATTCGTAAAAGAATTTATGAGGATCAACGGGAAGCAATTGAGGAAGATATGGCACCATTTGGATTTATGGATGATGGTCTTGGATCAGATGTAATGGTAGATGCGGATGGTGATGTTTGGCATACGGATGAGTACGGAGATCGTGCGTATATGTGGGAGTATCTAAGTTGATTGAAAAATAGCATTTTATAAATATTTCTAGAAACTGTAAAGATTCTTCTAGGAGTTATTAGACATGCCAGCAAACAATCAGCTATCTCCTGGTGTAGTTGTTCTAGAACGCGACCTCTCCACTAGTACAGTTGTTCAGCAGGGAACGGTTGGTGCCATTACTGGCCCATTCCGTTGGGGTCCTGTAAACGACATTGTAGAGTGCAGTGAAGAGGATGAAGTTGTAGATCGCCTCGGAAAGCCAGATGATTATAACTACGAGCATTGGTTCTCGGGTATCCAATTCTTGAACTATGGTGGACTGCTCAAAGCAGTTCGTACCGATAGTGCAGATCTCAGAAACGCTGTTTCTGACGGTACTGCTACACCCGTGACAACAGTCAAGATCAGAAACAGCGAGGAGTACACTCAAACTTTTGAGGATCCTGCAACCGCTAATGCTTGGCACTATGCTGTTCGCTACCCTGGTACTTATGGTAACAGCATCCGCATGTTTGTTACCGATGCTGGGGCAGACCAAATTTTGGCACTTCCTGCTCCTGGTTCGGGTAACGAATGGGAATTCGTTTCTGCAGAAGCACTATCTGCTGCTAGTGGTGCTGCTGGTAAGGTTTACAACTACAGAATCAAACTGACCCTAACTTCGGTTGTCGGTACTTTCGCAGCAGGTGCTACAACCACGATCGATGTTGCTGGTTCTTCCGAGACTGTCACCGTTGTTTCTTACGACGCCAAAGACAAAGTTCTTGAGATTCAACTTCCTGCAGGTGGTATCACTGGTATTCTTGCTGCAGCACAAACAATCACTCAGGGTACGAACACTGCTGCTATTGCTGCAGACGGTATCAAGCGTGAACTTCTGGTAAAACTGAATAAGGGTTCTGTCCAGTTTGCTGCTAGCGATAGCGTCGATGACACTAACACCACTTCGGTTACTGTTGATAGCGTTCGTGCTGAGTATCCTGAGCGTGAGTATCTTCCTGGTCAGCGTTGGATCAGCGTAGCACCTCGTCCTGGCACTTCCAGAATCGCTTTTGAGAAGGGTGGTCACAATGACGAACTTCACATCCTGGTCATGGACTTCGATGGTGGTATCACTGGTACTCCATATCAACTAGTTGAGAAGTTCCTCGGTCTCTCTAAAGCAAGCGATGGTAAGAGCACAGTTGGTGAAACCAACTACTATAAGGAAGTTCTGAAGCAACGCTCTAACTACATCTATTGGGGTGAGCACACCGATGAGGTCTTCGTTTCTGGTGCAAACGAAGCAGCGGGTCAGTGGGGTCTAACTCTGGTAAACAGAGAGTTCAACCTAATCCGTAACACTCGTGGTACAGTTCTAGAGCCAGACTCTACTGTTACTCCTACAACTCTCGGTAACTCCACTCTATTCTATGACTTCAAAGGTGGTGCTGACTATCAACTAGCAGGTAGTGAGTATCAGTTCACTTCTGATGATCTGAACACTGCATACAGCATGTTCGATGATCCTGAGTCTGTAGAAGTCAACTACATCATTGGTGGTCCTACTGGCGTTAGCACAAGCGCAGGTCTTGCTAAGATCGCTCACATCGTAACCATTTGCGAAAAGCGTAAGGATTGCATGGCATTCTTCTCGCCCCTTCGCGCTAACATCATCGGTCGTACCGATGGCGATGAAATCGCAGAAGAGATTGTAAAATTCTTCGATATGGCACCTTCGAGTTCCTATGTCGCATATGACTCTGGTTACAAGTACATCTACGATAAGTACAACGATAAGTACCGCTACATCCCATGCAACGCTGACGTTGCAGGTCTAGTTCTGAACACTGCACTTACTGCAGAACCATGGTTCTCGCCCGCAGGTTTCCAGCGTGGTAACATCCGCAACAGCATCAGACTCGCATTCTCTCCAAAGAAAGACCAGCGCGATAAACTGTATGCATCTCGCGTAAACCCAGTTGTAACATTCCCTGGTCAGGGCACTGTTCTTTACGGTGATAAGACCGCTCTGTCCTATGCATCTGCATTCGATAGAATCAACGTTCGTCGTCTATTCATCGTAATCGAGAAGGTTATCTCGACTGCTGCTAAGACAATCCTGTTTGAGCAGAACGATGACGTAACACGTAACTCCTTTATTGGTCTGGTCGAGCCATACATGCGTGATGTTCAGGGTCGCAGAGGCGTTTATGACTTCCTAGTCAAGTGTAATGCTTCCAACAACCCACCCGATGCAATTGATCGTGGTGAGTTCTACGCAGAAATCTTCGTAAAACCAACCCGTACCATCAACTACATCACTCTGACCTTCACTGCAACACGCACTGGAGTCAACTTTAGCGAAGTCGCTAACTGATTTATTATTGACTAAATAACCGCTAGGAGAATAAATACCAATGGCACTTAGTACAATCGACGCTTTCAAAGCTCAGGTCGCCTCGGACTTCGCCAGACCTAACCTATTTGAGGTAATGCTCAATTTCCCAGGAGCTCTGGATATTGACAACAAAGATTCCCTCAAGACTCTAGGCAAGTTTACCGTCCGCGCAGCAAACCTCCCATCTTCTCAGATGGGTGTGATTGAGGTTCCCTACAGAGGTAGGGTTCTCAAGATCGCTGGTGACAGAACATTCGAGCCATGGACTGTTACCATCATGAACGATACCAACTTTGCACTCCGTAGTGCATTTGAGGCATGGTTCTCTGCAATCCAAGCACAGAACGAGAACTACACTTCTCTTGCTACGCTTGGTGATGAGTCTGACGAGACTGGTTACTTTGCAGATATGCAGGTAACTCAACTCTCCAGAGACTCTCGTGCTGGTCAGGGTTCTGGTAACCAGGAAGCAGGCACTGCCGAGAACAAGCCTCTACGTCGTTACGAGTTCATGAACATCTTCCCAAGCAACATCTCCGCAATCGATCTTGATTTCGGTAGCAATGATGCAATCGAAGAGTTCACTGTTGAGTTCCAAGTTCAGTACTGGAGACTTCTCAGCAACGACGCTCAGTGATCCGTATAAATAAAACGGAACTTCAATTATTATAATGTCTCAACTCTTTGGTTTTTCAATAGAGAGAGCAAAGAAGGTCCCTAAGGGGCCTTCTTTTGTTCAGAAAGATAACTTAGATGGAACTTACCCAGTATCGGGTGGGGGTCACTACAGTTATGCTGTTGATTTCGACGGCGCTGTTCGTAACGAGTGGGAACTTATTTCTCGATATAGAGAAATGATTCTTCAACCCGAATGCGATAGTGCCGTCGATGATATTGTGAATGAAACGATTTGCGGAAACTTTGATGATGTCCCAGTTGAAATTGAACTGAGTAATCTAAAAGTTTCCGACAAAATCAAGAAACTTATCCGCGAAGAATTCGACGAGATTATTCGTCTCTTGGATTTTGAAAATCGCTCGTATGAGATTTTCCGTCGCTGGTATGTTGACGGCAGATTATTCTACCATAAGGTTATTGATCCCAAAAATCCTAATAGTGGAATTGTAGAACTGCGTTATATCGATCCTCGTAAGATTCGCAAAATCAAAGAGATTGAAAGCAAACCAGTACAAAAAGGTGCTGGTATTGATGAGGCATTATCTCAGAAGTCTGTTGAGTATTTCCTTTATCATCCAAAAGGTCTGAAAGCACTCAACTCTGTTGGTGGTGGGGCGCAACAAAATGGTTTGAAAATTGCGTCAGATTCTGTCACCTACGTCCACAGTGGAATCATGGATCTGAATAAGAACATGGTTCTTTCACACCTTCACAAAGCAATCAAAGCAGTCAATCAACTGCGAATGATTGAAGACTCTCTGGTTATCTACCGTTTGAGTAGAGCACCAGAACGTCGTATTTTCTACATCGATGTTGGTAATCTACCCAAACAAAAAGCGGAACAATATCTCCGCGAAGTCATGGGTCGTTATCGTAACAAACTTGTTTATGATGCTAACACTGGTGAGATTCGTGATGACAAGAAGTTCATGTCTATGCTAGAGGACTTCTGGTTGCCACGTAGAGAGGGTGGTCGTGGTACAGAAATCACTACTCTACCTGGTGGTCAAAATCTCGGAGAACTTGAAGATGTCAAGTATTTCCAAAAGAAACTATATAAAGCATTGAATGTTCCCGAGTCTCGTATGGAGACCGAACAAACATTCAACATCGGTAGAGCAGCAGAAATTACTCGTGACGAAGTAAAGTTTCAGAAATTCGTCGCAAGACTTCGCAAACGTTTTAGCGAACTTTTTACTGATCTACTGAAAACACAACTCATTCTAAAGGGAGTTATCTCCATTGAAGAATGGGAAATGATGAAGGAGCATATTCAGTTTGATTACGTTGCCGATAACTATTTTACGGAACTGAAAGAACTGGAGATCAACAACGAAAGAATGAACATGGTGAACTCTATGGATCCTTTTGTTGGTAAATACTTCTCGCTTGAATACATCCGTCGTCAGGTTCTCAAGCAAACCGACCGCGAAATTCTTGAAATCGATAAACAAATCGAACAGGAAATGAAGGACGGTTTGATCCAAGATCCTAACGATCCTATGGGAGAAATGATGGGTGGTGGTATGGCACCTGAAGAAGGTGCTGCAGCAGATCCATCAAATCCTGTAGATGCTGAAGGTGGTGAAGAACCACTTTTCACTAAGGATGATCTGGACGCGGAAGACAAGAAACTTTCCAAGTTCTAAATAGTATATACGGAGTGACGTAATTATGTCTGAATTGGCACAAGATATTGTGGATAAAGTATTTGCTGGTGACAAGACTGGCACGATCGATGCAGTTGGTGCTGCAATTCAAGATCGAGCATACGACCTAATCCAGCAAAAGAAAGTCGAAGTCGCACAACAGTGGGGTTTCGAGTTGGACCAAACAGGTCAGGCAGCAGCAGATGAAGTTTCCGCTTCTCTTCCCGATGGGACTGACGAACCACAAGATTATGAAGTTGATGGTCGAATGCCTCATGATCCTCCCGAGGAATATGAGGAACCAACAGTAGAAACAACCCCAGAAGAAGAGGACACAGAAAATGAAACTGATCTCGGAACAGATTGAAGAAGTAAAATTTATTGCTGAGGAAACCGAAGGCAAGAAAAATTACTTTATCGAAGGAATCTTTCTTCAGGGAGAGATCAAAAACCGTAATGGGAGAATGTATCCCATGGCAGTTCTTGATCGCGAAGTTGGGAAGTACACTGAAGGTTTTATTCAGACTGGACGTGCTCTCGGTGAGTTGGGTCATCCCGATGGTCCTACTCTAAATCTAGATCGCGTTTCCCATAAGATCATGTCTCTCCAAAAAGAGGGCACGAACTATGTGGGTCGCGCTAAAATTCTTGGTACACCAATGGGAGAAATTGCCAAGAATCTACTTGACGAGGGAATCAAACTGGGTGTTTCTTCACGCGGTATGGGTTCACTGGTCAAGAAAGAAGGATATCAAATGGTAGCAGATGATTTCATGCTTGCTACCGCTGCTGATATTGTAGCAGATCCTTCCGCTCCTGATGCATTTGTTGATGGAATTATGGAAGGAAAGGAATGGGTGTGGGATAACGGCATTTTGAAGGAAGCACAGGTTGCACAAATCAAACAAGTTATTGATGAAGCAACTCTAATCAACCTTCAGGAGCGCAAAGTTTCCGCGTTCAAGTCATTTCTACAAAGTTTGTAAAGTATAAATAATCTATAGAAAAGCAAATGCCGACTAAAGGAGAAACACAAATGTCTACTACTCTCGATAAAGAGTTTGAAGCGCATATGTCTGAGGAGACCGTCTCTGAGGAAGCAGCTACTGGTTATGCTGCAGTGAAAAAAGGCGCTAAATCTGGTGAAAAGATTGATCGTTCTGGTGCTAAATATGCCGAAATCGGTGGCACTAAGAATGATTCCGAGGAAGGTGCTGCAGGCACTAAGAACCTCGGTGCTGCCGCTTCGGGTGCTGTAAGCGTCGAAGGCGACAAAACTCTGAAGACCAAACCATCCGATGCATCCAGTGCAATGCCTGGTGCTCTTTCTGGTAAAATCTTTGACGAGGTAGAGACCGATGAAGAAGAGACAATCACTGAAGCCGAGTACGACTTTGCTGAAGATGTTGACGCTCTTGTCGCTGGTGAAGACCTCTCCGAAGAATTCAAAGATCGCGCAAAAACAATCTTTGAAGCAGCAGTAACTTCTAAAGTAAATGCAGAAGTTGCAGCACTAAAAGAAGCATTTGAGTCTGAACTTGAACAGCAAGTTGCAGCACTCAAAGAAGAATTGGCCACACAAGTTGACGATTACCTGTCGTATGCTGCTCAACAATGGATGACCGAGAATGAACTCGCCATTGAGCACGGTATCAAAAACGACATTGCTGAATCGTTCATGTCTGGTCTAAAAGGTTTGTTCACAGAACATCACATTGGTGTTCCTGAGGACAAGTTCAACATGCTGGAAGGCATGACTGAACAGCTTGATGAGATGGAAGGAAAACTCAACGAGCAAATCGACACCAACGTCCAACTCAATAAGCAGTTGGGTTCTTATATGAAAATGGGTATTGTGAGCGAAGTCGCTGCAGGTCTCGCTGAGACTCAAAAGGAGAAGCTTGCTTCTCTGGCAGAGGGTGTTGAGTTTGAAAGTGAAGAAGATTTTCGTAAGAAAGTCGAAACTATTAGAGAATCCTACTTTACTCGCCGCGAAGCAGTAACTGCAGATGCGACCGAGGACGCAGAACCTCTGGTAGAAGAAGTCCAGCACACAAATACAGCGATGAGCAGATATGTGGATGCTCTAGCACGCTGGTCTAACTAATTGTAATTATTTGTAAATAACTATTTTTTCAACGGAGTAACAATTCAAATGGCTGATCTCAGACAACTCCAGGAAAAGTGGGCACCCGTTCTTGACCACGAAGCACTTCCTAAAATTGAAGATGCTCACAAGCGCGGCGTCGTCGCCCAAATCCTGGAAAACCAAGAAAAAGCACTTACAGAAGAGGCACAAGTTCTCTCTGAGACTGTTCAAACAGTCGGTACAGGCGGTTTCGGTGGCGGTGCCACTGCAACTGGTCCTGTCGCAGGTTTCGACCCCGTTCTGATCTCCCTGATCAGACGCTCGATGCCCCAACTGATCGCTTACGATATCGCAGGCGTTCAACCCATGACTGGTCCTACTGGACTGATCTTCGCAATGCGTACTGCTTATGGCAGCGAGCGCGATGCAACCAACGCCAACTTCCGTGAGGCATTCTTCAACGAGCCTAACGCAGGTTTCTCTGGTGGTCCTGGCACTGGTCTTGCTAACTACGATCCTACCGCTTCTGGTAGCGCAGTCAACGATGCTGAAGGCAGCAACCCTGGTCTCCTCAATGACAGCCCTGCTGGCACCTATGAGGTAACTGGCGATGCAACTGGCATGAGCACCTCTTCTGCTGAAGCACTGGATGACAGCGCAGCAGGTACTGCTTTCCGCGAAATGGGCTTCTCGATCGAGAAGGTAACCGTTACCGCTAAGAGCAGAGCACTGAAGGCAGAGTACAGCCTCGAACTGGCTCAAGACCTGAAGGCAGTTCATGGTCTAGATGCAGAGCAGGAACTCAGCAACATCCTTTCGACTGAGATCCTCGCTGAAATCAACCGTGAAGTTGTTCGTACCGTATACAGCAACGCTGTTGCAGGTGCTCAGAACAACACCGCAACTGCTGGTATCTTCGACCTCGACGTTGACTCCAACGGTCGTTGGTCTGTTGAGAAGTTCAAAGGTCTTCTGTTCCAGATCGAGCGCGATGCTAACGCAATCGGTCATGAGACTCGTCGCGGGAAGGGCAACATCATGATCTGCTCTGCAGACGTTGCTAGCGCCCTCTCCATGGCAGGCGTTCTCGACTATGCTCCTGCTCTGAACGGCAACAACGGTTTGATCCCTGACGACACCTCCAGCACCCTGGTTGGTACTCTGAACGGTCGCATCAAAGTCTACGTTGACCCCTACTCTGCAAACGTAAGTGACAAGCACTTCTACGTCATGGGTTATAAGGGTTCCAGCGCATATGACGCAGGTCTCTTCTACTGCCCATACGTTCCTCTGCAGATGGTTCGTGCAATCAACCCTAACACCTTCCAGCCCAAGATTGGCTTCAAGACTCGTTACGGTATGGTTTCCAACCCATTCGCACAGGGTCTCACCCAGGGCACTGGTGCTCTCACCGCGAACACCAACAAGTACTATCGTCGCGTACAGGTTGCTAACCTCATGTGATATAGGCACTTCGCTTTTCTACTTCAGAGACCCTTCGGGGTCTCTTTTTTTGTCTAAATAAGAATGTAGCAGACTCATAAAAGAATGTCTCAGTGGTACGAAAGGGAAATCCAAAACAAAAATTATCTCTCTCCGATTGGTTTCCGTCTATTGATCCAGAAGGCACCAAAGGTTTCTTTTATGTGTCAAGATGTTGCTATACCATCAATCAATCTTGGTTCTGTAGAACTTCCATATAGAGGTTTTGTAACTACACCCGTTGAAGGTAACATCAAGTTTGAAGATTTTACTGTAGAATTTCTAGTCGATGAAGATCTAGAGAACTGGTTAGAAATCTATGATTGGATTAGGGGTTTGGGTGTTGCTGCAGCAGCATCTGACAGATACGACTACCTAGAATCAAAGTTCAAAATCGGTGGTCAATCAGACATGTACAGAGCAGCAAAAGGAAACGAGAAGACTTCCGATACTGTTTTGATGGTTCAGAATAATAACTATGCTTTGAATTTTGAGATCGTTCTTAGAGATTGCTTCCCAATATCTCTAACACCTCTACCATTCAATGTTACAAGTTCTGATAACAATTACATGACAGCAAGAGCAACGTTTAGATATACTTATTATGATGTATATAAATCTTACGATGCCTCTGGAGATCCAACTAGGGGGGGATAATGAAAATCGAATTTCATCATAGATGGGGTGGACAAGAAACTTGGTATACCAAGTCAATGGATTGGGCACGAAACCAGAAGTATCCATGGAACCAGATTTATAAAGGAATAATTCAATGGTTGTGGAAACATTGGGTTGATGGTAAAATCGAAATGGAAATGGATTCCGTTGACAAACAAACAGAATCAATTGTAAAACAATGGGAAAAAGATGATGAGCGACCAAGACCAGAAATCGTGGAGACTGGAGTATTTGGAGAAGAAGGTTGGTCTATCTCCATGTCAGATCCAAATCTTGACAGAGGGTCCGAAGAGTCTGAGTCAGGCATGGGCACTACAAGCAATGAAATACGATTGGCAGAAAAAATTTCAGATCCGTGGGACTACTCAGGAGACTGGAACGACGCATTTATAGGATTTGATAATGAATTTAGAAAACATTCAGGAGATGTGGAAACGAGATAGTGTTATCGATTCCGATCTCTACTGTGAGGAATCTACCAGGATTCCACAACTACATCAAAAGTACATGGAGTTGTTCAATACGTTCTTTCTAATGCAGAAGGAGCAAGAAGCAAAATTGAAAACAACTAAGCGTGATAAATGGTTATATTACAAAGGCAGAGCACCAGCATCAGTGTATAAGGATGCACCATTCGATCTAAAACTCACCACCAGAGAAGAGATCGATATGTTTATCGAAGCAGATGAAGAGTACCAGAAGGTCATTCTAAAACTAGACTACATAGGACAGGTATTAGCATTTCTTGATTCGGTTCTAAGGCAACTGAACAACCGAACATTCCAAATCAAGAATGCAATCGAGTGGCAAAAGTTTCAGAATGGATTATGAGGTACGGTGACCCTTACATTATTGTTGACATTCCCCCTATTACATGGGGGAACATAAAAAAACATCTGGAAACCATTCCCGTAGAAGGAGCAAAACTTTTCGGGAAAAAGGGTTTGGAAGATCAAAAAGGTATCCGCGACTCATATGTTGGATGGGTTAGTGAACCTAAAATTCTTGATTTGTTCTTCGATATGGGAGAGCAAGTCAATAAGAAAGCAGGTTGGAATCTAGACATTCAATATTTGGAACCACTCCAATATACCGTTTATCACAGAGATGGATTCTACGACTGGCACGTAGATCAACACCACATCTGCGATGGAGAGACTAGAAAAATATCATTTACCTGTTGGGTGAATGATGACTATGAAGGAGGGGAGTTTGATTTAGAGTTACATCACCCAGGTCATAATCCCAGACATAAATCTTTCTTTGCTCAACCAGGTAAAGCAATTTTCTTTATGTCTGATTATTTTCACCGCGTGCGTCCCATTACATCTGGCGTGCGTAAATCTTTAGTAGGTTGGTTTTCAGGTCCTCCATATGTCTAATATCAAGATCCGTAAAAAGAACGAAGTATATTTGAAGGTAGAAACAGAACCTCATATTCACTATGAGTTGTCAGAGTTCTTTTGTTTTGAAGTTGAGTCTGCAAAATTTATGCAGCGTCAGCAACGTTATAAGCGTTGGGATGGAAAGATTCGCTTGTACTCCCCTGGCACAGGAGAAATCTATGTTGGATTGCTAGACTACCTAACTGACTGGGCATATGAGCGAGGGTATAGTTGGGAGTTTGAAGAGTGTAAATTCTTTGGGCACCCAAAGGAAGAGAATGAAATGATCACTCCTGAGGGGGTCGTAGGTTTCGTAAAATCTCTGGGTCTACCACATCGCGTTCGGGATTATCAGTATAAAGCAATATACGAGGCACTAAGATATAATAGACGACTTTTACTATCTCCGACAGCTTCTGGAAAGAGTCTGATGATTTACTCATTGGTCCGCTTCCATGTAAACGCTGGCAGGAACATCCTCATAGTAGTACCTACCACCAGTTTGGTAGAGCAGATGTACAAAGACTTTGAGGAATACGGATGGATGGCGTCCGAATATTGCCACAAGATATACGCGGGGGCAGAAAAATACACGAATGCCCAGGTAGTAATTACCACTTGGCAATCTGTCTATAAGGAACCGCGTAAGTGGTTTGACAGGTTCGATGTCGTGATTGGTGACGAGGCACACCTTTTCAAAGCTAAATCTCTTACTTCTCTTATGTCTAAGTTGCATGAGTGTAAGTATAGGATTGGATTTACTGGAACACTTGATGGAAGCAACACCAATCAACTAGTTTTGGAAGGTGTATTTGGTAGATGTAGTCAGGTCACTAAAACTAAAGACCTAATGCAAGCAGGTCATGTTGCTAAACTCAAAGTGAAGATACTTGTTTTTCAACATAAGCAACAATCATTTTCAAACTACCAGGAAGAAATAGATTATATTGTATCTCACGAAGGGCGCAATAATTTTATTCGTAAACTAGCACAAGAACTCACTGGAAATACTCTAGTCTTATTCAACTATGTAGAGCGTCATGGAGACCCTCTTTATGAGATGATAAATAATAGTACCAACAGACCAGTATTTTATGTACATGGTGGAGTAGAGGTACAAGATAGAGAAAGAGTTCGGACTATCACCGAACAATCAAATGACGCAATTATCGTTGCATCCTTCGGCACATTCTCTACTGGTATCAATATCAAAAATCTACATAACGTTATTTTTGCTAGTCCTTCTAAGTCCAGAGTGAGGAACCTTCAATCAATAGGTCGTGTTCTGAGGAAAGGTGAAAATAAATCTCAAGCAGTGCTATATGATCTCGCTGATGACACTTCCAAAGGAATGTCTAGGCGAAACTATACTCTGAATCACCTAATCGAAAGAGTAAAGGTGTACAACGAAGAGAAATTTGATTATGAAATCTTGGAAGTAAAGATCAAGTAGAACTATGCTCAATTATGTAAAGCACAATGAAGAGTTTCATTGTACTGTCAAACTAAAAGACGGTGCAGAGATCATTGGTCGTGCAATGGTATCTTACGATGATGAGATACAGACACATGTTGTGTACATTCAGGACCCAGTACAGATCAATGTCATCATCAACGACAAAGGTGATGGAAAAGCAGTCCGAGGTATAGGATTCTCCAAGTGGATGAACTTCTCTGACGAAGACTTCTTTATCCTTACTGAGAATAACATTCTGACTATGGCATCTCTTGCACCTGAAATGATTGGCATGTATGAGATGTTCTTGATCAGTGAAGAAGAAGATAAACTGAAAGATACAGACATTTACAAGAACTCTCAACCAGCAGACACTATCAAAGGGTGCTTAGGCACCATCGAAGAAGCACGTCAGAAGTTAGAAGACATATTCAAAAAGTAACTATAAGAGTTCCTTTGAACCCTGGCAGTGTTATTCTACAGAGAAATGAATGACTTGTCAAGTTCTTTTGTTCGTGCTATACTTTTGTCAATGGTAAAATAAACTAATGCTCAGAACTCCAGTGAAAAGAAAAAAAGAACATTACGTTGACAACAAACAGTTTCTTTCTGCAGTTATTGAGCTGAGAAATTATTTCCTGGAAGGTCAACATCTTGGACATAAGAGTCATATCGAGTCGGTAAACTATTTTCGGAATCATAGAGATAGAAGAACTAGTGTTAGGTTTCGTAGATGCTACGAGTATTTGGGAGATTGCTTCCTAAAGATTTCTACACACCTATCATATAGACCAAATTTCATCAACTACATGTACAAAGATGACATGATCAATGATGGAATTGAAAACTGCATTCAGTATGTTCTAAACTTCAATCCAGAAAAATCTAAGAATCCTTTCGCATACTTTACTCAGATTGTTTATTACGCTTTCCTACGAAGGATAGCAAAAGAGAAACGTCAACTTGACATCAAAGATAAAATGATTGAGAAGTCTGGTTTTGATGACATCGCTTCTGTAGATGAAGGTGATACCTATGGAAACAGTTATCACCAGATCAAATCCAAAATCGAAATGAGAATGAACTACTGATGAAAGTTTTACTAATCACTGACCAACATTTTGGTGTACGCAACGATAATCAAGCATACATTGAAATGTATAAAAAGTTTTATGGAAATTTAGTAATTCCTTTTATTGACAAAATGGGTATCGACACTATCATCTGCTTAGGTGATACCTTCGATAAACGCAAGTCCATCAACTTTATGTCTCTAGATGAGGCAAAGCAAATGTGGTTCGACCCTCTTGAACAGATGGGTGTGAAGATGTACATGCTTGTGGGTAATCATGACATCTACTACAAGAACACCCTCAGGATCAATGCACCCGCAGAACTATTGGGATCTTATAACAACATCGACGTTGTTGAATCTCCCACTACAATTACACTTGATTCTACTGATATACTTCTTCTCCCATGGATTTGTGATGACAACCGAGGAGACGCCCTACGAGAAGTCCAAAGCAGTACTGCTACTGTCTGTATGGGCCATCTTGAGCTTGACGGTTTTGAAGCTCATCCTGGTGCTTTCATGAAGGGTGGTATGAATGCATCTGTCTTTGATCGTTTCGATAAAGTGTTCTCTGGACACTTCCACATGAAGTCTTCTAGGGGCAACATCAACTATCTGGGTAATCCATATCAGTTGTACTGGAATGATTATGGATGTAAGCGTGGGTTCCATGTCTTTGACACTGAAACTCTGAAGACCACTTTCTATCGTAATCCCAATGACATGTTCCGAAAGGTTTACTACAACAACGGTACAGTCAGGTTCGATAATCAAGAATCTATTGAAGGTACATATGTAAAACTTATCGTTGAGGAGAAAGAGAACCACGCAGAGTTTGATGAGTTCCTCAGAGAACTGCAGGAAATGAAACCAGCAGATCTCAACATTATTGAAAACCTTTCTGTTGACTTAGAAAATGGTGACGTTGATGTCGGGGAAACCGAAGATACTCTTACCCTTCTAGAAACCTACATAGATGAAGCAAAAGACAAAATAAAGGCAGACACAGATTCAATCAAGAAACTTCTCAAGTCCCTATACATCGAAGCGTGTGAGATCTAATGTATATCCTAGTTGCCACAGAAAGTGGAGGTGTGTATGCCTCTAGAGATCAGAACAGAAAAAAAGTAGTTCAAATTTTTGTGGAAGAGGATGATGCTACCAGATATCTGGGAATGTTAGATGCAGAAGGGTTTCAAGAAGACCTAGAAGTTACTGAAGTAGATATAACAGTAGTGGTTGCCAACTGCAAGAAATACGGTTATAATTACTGCATTGTAGAACCAAATCAGTTAGTGATACCCCCCTCATGATTTTATTTGAAAAGATTCGATGGAAGAACTTCTTATCAACTGGTAACCAGTTCACGGAGTTCAACCTGATGGATTGTTCTTCCACGTTGGTGATTGGCAGAAACGGTGCTGGCAAATCAACCATCTTGGATGCTTTGTGCTTTGGTCTATTCAACAAACCATTTCGTAAAATCAACAAACCACAGTTAGTAAATACCATCAACGAAAAAGACTGCATCGTTGAGGTGGAGTTTTCTGTAAACATGTTTCATTACAAAGTTGTAAGGGGAATCAAACCAACTAAATTTGAGGTATACAAAGATGGACAACTCTTGGATCAAGATGCTGCATCAAAAGATACTCAAAAGTACTTGGAGCAGTCAATTCTCAAACTCAACTACAAATCTTTTACACAGGTCGTCATCCTGGGAAGTTCAACGTTTGTACCGTTCATGCAACTCCCAGCAGCTCATCGAAGGGAAGTAATTGAGGATCTGCTGGACATCGGCATTTTTTCTAACATGAATACAATCCTGAAGGATCGTGTTAGTGCTTTGAGACAGCATCAGAGTGATTGCGATCACATGCTCAAACTTGCATCTGAGAAAGTGTCAATGCAAGAACGCAACATTGAGAATCTAGAGAAGGTTACTGACGATAGACTCTTAGAGAAACAAAACAAAATCTCTGACAATCAGAAAGAGATTGAGAAACTACAAGAAACAATTCTTGAACTGAAAAAAATAATTGATACAAAAGAAAACAATGCCGATGAACGGCATGATGTTTCTGAACGTATTGACAAACTCAAGATCATGCGAGCAAAGATCTCCGAGAAGAAACGCATGGTAGCAAAAGAACTCAAGTTCTTTATAGACAATGATACTTGCCCAACATGTCGTCAAGCAATTCAACCAGACTTCAAAACAAATCGAACTGCAGAACTAGATGCTAAGGAGATTGAGTATGAAGATGCATTGGGTCAAATCACAACTACCATTGATCAGTCTGTTGAATCTCTGCATGTTTTGGAAGAGAAGTCTAAAGAACTTGCAGATCTCCGTTCTAACTACAACATACACGAACGAGAGGTTGTTCGATTTGAGTTTGAGAATCTAAACCTCAACAAAGAAATTATTGCTTTGCAATCAAATCAAACTGATGTTGATGCTGAACGAAAAACTCTAAATCAACTTAGAGAAGAGTATGGCAAAACTAAGCAAGACTGTGCTAGTATAAGTAAAGAGTGCGACGAATACCGAATCGTTTCTAACCTACTGAAGGATTCGGGAATCAAGAGTCGAATCATCAAGAAGTACATCCCTGTGTTCAATCAACTTATCAATAAGTATTTGCACAGTATGGACTTCTACGTCAACTTCACACTTGACGAAAACTTTGATGAGAAAATCAAGTCTCGATTCCGTGACGACTTTTCTTATGCATCGTTCTCTGAAGGTGAGAAGCAGAAGATCGACCTGGCACTCCTCTTCACTTGGCGAGAAATCGCACGAATGAAGAACAGCGTCTCTACCAACCTCCTGATTTTGGATGAGGTTTTCGACTCCTCACTAGACGATGGTGGCACACAAGAACTTCTAAAGATCTTGCGTAATCTGGGAAATGATGCTAATATATTCGTCATCTCCCATAAGGGAGAAATCCTAGTCGATAAGTTCCTCAGAACTGCTATCTTTGAGAAGGTCAATGACTTTTCCAAAATGCGTTATGATGGATGACAGTTTCTAGGGGACTTCGGTCCCCGCTACGAGCATTAGCGCAGTTTGGTAGCGCATTCGCTTTGGGAGCGAAGGGTCGTAGGTTCAAATCCTACATGCTCGACTCCGTGTGAAGGAAGTGTAAGGAGGGCTTGACGCCCTCCTTTTTCTTTGCTATATTGCAGGAAAATTTTTCACCCCATGTACAAACCTTATTCTCCTGAGTGGCACCGCCATAGATACTTGAAGGAAGCACTTGATAAGTATATCGATGATGGTGTGGACAACCAAACCATTTTGAACGATATCCTAAATATAGTCAGTGCTCGTGCTGAAACCGCATATAGCGAGTTTAGTAGACTAAATGATCTAGAGTCAAAATTGAGGGAATAGTATGCTTTCGACTGCATATCGTAAAAGGTTAGAGGGGATCTGCCAAAAGATATCCATGGGGGAAGAGGTAGATCTACAAGATATGATTTGGGCAGAAAAAATTGCTAAGTCATATACCACTGCTAGAGACTGGTTGAATCAAGCAAGACGCAAAGCAGCAAATCCAGATATGCAGGAAGGTAGTATGGATGATTTTATGAATAGGATGGGATTAGGTGACCCCGACCCATCCAATCACAAAACGGGGTTCGGTTCTGCAGATGAAATTGTAGACTGGTTCAACAGAGACAAACCTGATGATTGGAGACAACGTGACTAACGACTTTCTTGATAATCTGGCAAACCATCAATACCAGAAAATGAATAATGAACCCATGATAAAAGGTGATTGGCGCAAAGCAACTAATAAAGCAATTGCTGCCAATCTCATTGAAAGTCTTGAAAAACTTTTAGGTGGGGAAGCAAAGCATTACATTTGCTGTGATAGAACTACCGAACATGAAAAAATTGTAATCGAGTATAACCACAAGAACAAATGATTCAAGCACTAGTGTATGGTAACGGCGGTCAAGAATCTGAACGAGCAATTATGGTTCTTGAAGCATGTGGTCAGGATGTAAGAGAATTCTTACTAGGTGCTGACTTTAGCGACAAACAATTCAGAGCAGAATTTGGATCGGAAGCAGAGTACCCACAGATTGCCATTGGGTTGGACCATCGTGGCAGTTTGAAGGAAACTCTCAAGTACATGAGTGACAAAGGGATGTTCACCTAAGGAACTGGCACAGTAGTTTGACGGGTTGACCTATGGGACGCTATAATGGTTACATACCAAAAGAACCAGAGATGACCGTCAACACCGAAGTCAAAGGTACTCTTGCCAAACTGCTGGCAACTGAGAATCTGACCATCGAACATCGTAAGACTAGTACTGCTTACTTTGACGTTGAGCGTCGTTTGCTTGCCCTGCCTATCTGGAAGGACGTTACGGGCGACGTATACGACCTTTTAGTGGGTCACGAAGTTGGTCATGCACTCTATACCCCTGCAGATGATTTCGGCACTGCTCCAAAGGATTATGTGAACGTTCTGGAGGATGCTCGGGTTGAGCGTAAGATGAAGGTAACTTATCCTGGTCTTCGTAAGTCCTTCTTCAAAGGATATCAAGAACTCAACAACCGCGACTTTTTTGCTGTTGAGGGTTGTGACATCTCTAAGATGAATCTGATTGACCGTATCAATCTTCATTACAAGATTGGCGGTGAATTTGATGTACCTTTTACGGAAGAAGAACAGGTATGGGTTGATCGTGTTGGTGCGACTATCACCTTTGCCGACGTTGTAAAACTTGCTGAAGAACTTTATGCATATGCAAAGGAGTGTCAGAAAAAGCAAGAACCTGTTCCGACTCCTCCTACTCAGGCGCAGGGTTCGTCCAACTCGGACGAATATGATCCTCCGTCAAACTCACAAACTGATGAGACATCTGACGAGGGAGAAGATACTGACAGTGATAGCGATAGCGATTTTGACGAGAGCGACGTTGATCCTTTTTCTCTAGATTATACAGATCCTTCTGTTTCTCAAACAGAACGTGCATGGACTGATAACCAGCATACCCTGGTTGATGATGATGCTAAAGAATGGATCTACCTAGATCTTCCTAAAATCAAACTGGACAATGTGATTGTGCCGTGGAAAGTTGTTCAGAATGATCTGGGTCAGTATTTCGCTGAGCATGAAGGGATTCGTTCTTTGGACATGACTTATGGAAAGTATGAAGAGTACAAGAAGTCTGCTCAGAAGTCTGTCAACTATCTGGTCAAACAGTTTGAGATGAAGAAGTCTGCAGCAGAGTATGCTCGTGCTGCTACGTCTAAGACTGGTGTTATCAATACCAACAAACTGCACAATTACAAGTTTAGTGATGACATCTTCAAGAAGGTAACTGTGCTGCCTGATGGTAAAAATCATGGTCTGATCTTCCAGTTGGATTGGTCTGGTTCTATGCATGATGTGATGATGGATACTATCCGTCAACTCTATAATCTGATCTGGTTCTGTAAGAAGGTGCAGATTCCTTTCCTGGTCTATGCATTCCAATCACAGGATCACCACTACGGTGAAGTTTCTCCAGATAAGTTTGAAATCAAAGAGAACACTCTCTCTGTTGCTCACGATTTTAGTCTGATTGAGTTGTTCTCTTCTAAGATGAACAATAGGCAACTTGATAATCAGATGAAGTATGTGTGGGCACAGTGTTGGGGAATGACTTCAAACTGGGCAACTCACGGTTCTGCATGGAAGTATAGTCTTGGTTCTACTCCTCTGGCAGAAGCAATTCTCTGCACTAAGGAACTGGTCAAGAGATTTCGAGCAGTGGAAAAGATTGAGAAAGTCAACGTAATTGCCCTGACTGATGGTGAGGCAAACCCTCTCAGGTTTGTTGTTACCAAACGTGAAAGCGAGAAGTATGGTGATCACTGGGTCCAAGATTACCTGTGTCACAATATCCGCAAAGTTTTTATCCTTCGTGATCCTGTCACTGGATATCAACGTAAGATCAATCCTTCTCCACACAAGACCACACTGGAGATTGTATCTTTTGTTAGAGAGATTACAGATTATAACTGGATTGGATTTAGACTCTGTTCTAAGTCTGATGTTCAGCACCTGCTCCGTTCGATATTACCCAATGAAGAAGAAATCAGTGCTATCATGAAGACGTGGACAAAAGAACGTTATGCTGAGTTGAAGCATGATGGAGGATTCGATGTTCAATACTTCATTCCAAACCGATACATTGGTGGTGGAACAGATGATATTGAAGTAAAACAAAAGGGTGAGGTTGCCACAAAAGCAGAACTTACCCGAGCATTCCGAAAGCATATGGGTTCTAAAATGACTAATAAAACTTTGTTGAATAAATTTGTGGAGATGATCGCTTGAAACACGTACTTTTTACACTCTATCGGTGTGATGTAGAATTGCTCAATGACCGAATGTTTATTGAGAATCTTTTGTATGAAACTGCATCTGAATGTGGATCCACATTTCTAAATACAGTATCACACCAATTTGAACCTCAGGGTGTTACTGCGGTCACTTTGCTAGCAGAATCTCATATCTCAATTCACACTTGGCCAGAGAATCAGATGGCAGTATGTGACATCTTTACCTGTGGTGATCATACTGATCCTATGAAAGGATTCTGGTTTATGAAAGAGAAACTCAAGTCTCTTTGTGCGACTCATCGAGAATACATTCGTCCATTCGATACCCCTGTGCCAGTTGATGAAGCGGTTTCTACCGTGGTCAGTCACGGCACTTCCGTGCTATAATTACTAGGTAATCAAAGGAAAACACTCCATGCCTCGCAAGTCTCAAGTTACTACTGAAAATCTGGTCAATCAACTGACTGATATGTTCGGTGTTGAGGTTGGTGCTGATCAAGTCCGTACTGCTGCTGATCAGATGGGTATCTCTTACCCCACTGCTTGCAAACGTTTGGATCAGTACAAGACCAGTCGTGGTAAGTGGAACCTTACTGCTCAAGAAGTTCGTCAAAAAGTAGAGACTATCGTTCACAATCTCGTTCCCGAAGTCAATGATTCCTACGTCCCTTTCGGTAATTTTGTCGATATCAAGAAAGTTGTTCGCTCTGGGCAATTTTATCCTGTCTTCATCACTGGTCTTTCTGGCAATGGAAAAACTTATTCCGTGGAACAGTCTTGCGCTCAACTTGACCGTGAACTGATCCGAGTCAACATTACTATTGAAACTGATGAAGACGATCTTCTTGGCGGTTTCCGTCTGGTTGACGGTAATACTGCTTGGCACAATGGTCCTGTGGTTGAAGCTCTTGAGCGAGGTGCTATTCTCCTCTTGGACGAAATCGATCTGGCGTCCAACAAAATTCTTTGTCTACAGTCTATTCTCGAAGGCAAAGGTGTTTTCCTGAAAAAAATTGGTCGTTATGTAAAACCCGCTAAAGGATTCAATGTTATTGCAACTGCAAATACTAAAGGTAAAGGCAGCGATGACGGTCGCTTTATTGGAACTAACGTTCTCAATGAGGCATTCCTAGAACGATTCCCCATCACCTTTGAGCAGGACTATCCCACTGCTGCAACTGAAATCAAGATTCTACAAAACGTTGGTGCCGACGATCAGTTTGCTGATAACCTAGTCAAATGGGCAGGTGTTATCCGCAAAACTTTCTTTGATGGTGGAGTTGATGAAGTCATCACCACTCGTCGCCTGGTGCATATTGTTCAGGCATATCAAATCTTCGGTGATCGCATCAAAGCAATCACCAATTGTGTCAACCGTTTTGATTCTGACACCAAACAATCTTTCCTCGAACTTTATTCTAAGGTTGACGCAGGAGAGGATTCCGAGTACAATCAAGAAAACCAAAATCTTCTACATGATGAACAAGTATAATGAAGATCAACTCCTGAAGGAGTTGCGTGATTACATTGCCAGCACGTATGGTCAACATTATTCTGCTGGCAATGATAGCATTCAGACTCTAGATCTGATTGAAGCATGTGGTGATGCTGAGGCATTCTGTCGGAGTAACATCCTGAAGTATGCATCTCGATATGACAAGAAGGGCAGTGCTCGTCGTGACATTATCAAGATTCTGCATTACGCATTGCTTCTTCTTCACTTTAGTGACAAATCTGCACCCCCTATTGAAACGTATCCTCAATGAGTATGACCGTCCTTACCCGAGACACTGTTGACATTCTTCAAAACTTTGCCACGATCAACAATTCTATTGTGATCAAACCTGGCAATACTATCGGGACTCTTAGCGTCAATAAGAATATTCTTGCTTCGGCAGATGTTCCTGAGGAGTTTGAACGTCAAATCTCTATTTACGATTTGGGTTCGTTTATTGCAGGAACTAAATTCTTTGACACTCCCAAACTCGTCACTGACAATGATAACTATGTGACAATCACCGAGCAGGCAAATACCAGGAAGCGAGCAAAGTTCTACTATGCTGACCCTGATATTATTGTTCAACCACCCGAAAAAAACATTCAACTTCCTTCTATTGATGTTGAATTTGATCTGTCTGGTAATGATCTGAAGCAACTTCTTGCTGCTGCAGCAACTTACCGTGTACCTGATCTCTGTGTGTATGGTGATGGTGAGTCTATCAGTCTTTGCATCACCGATAAGAAGAATGATACTTCCAACACATATTCTGTGGAAGTCGGTGAGACCGACAAAGAGTTTTGCTACTGCTTCAAAGTGGAGAACCTCCGAGTCGTCAATCGTAACTACACTGTCAGTATCAGCAATGCTAACGTTGCATATTTTGATGGTGGCAACATTCGTTACTGGATTGCACTTGAACCATGAATCAATATGAATTCTATGGTTGTGATGAACTACCAGGAATTCTAGATCAGAAGGAGTGTATCTTTCTAAAACGTGAACTGGATACTGAGTTTGCAACTCGTCCAGTTCATTTCGATGAGGGCAGAGGATTGGTCAAGATGATCTATCGACCAAAACCTGCCCTCTTTGTATTTGAGAGACTTCACTATTTTCTAGAAAGGTATCTCAATACAAAACTCTATCCAACGTATTGGTTCACCACACAATACTATAACAAGTCTTATATGGCAGCACATACGGATAGGGAAGCATGTGAAGTGTCCGTCAGTCTGAATGTACACCAGGATAATCCCTGGCATCTAAAGGTAAAAGATAAGACAGGAAAGAAACATTCGCTTGCCACTCCACCAGGAGATGCTGTATTATACAATGGTATAGAGTGTGAGCATTGGAGAACTCCTTACTCAGGTCAAAACTACACCCAACTATTTTTACATTATGTCAAACAAAGTGGAAAGTACTCAAGATACAGATACGACTCTAACTGTGAGGGAGTTTGATTACGTCAAACGTGACTGTGGATCCTGCAATGAATGCTGTAAGGGTTATCTCTACGGTGATGCACATGGCGTTCCATTCTATCCTGATAATCCCTGTCATTATCTTGACATGAAGTCACCCTGTGGTGGGTGTACAATCTACAACGATCGTCCTGCTATTTGTAGAGACTTCAAGTGCTGGTGGTTGATGAGTCAACAAGTTCCTAACTGGATGAAACCAGAACTTTCTAAGGTCATCGTATACACTCGTGAGTTCACCGATGTGGATGGTGAATACTTGGAAGAAGGTGAGACTATTCAGTGGGTTTCTATGGTAGAATGTGGTCAAAAGGTAGACTCGATTGTTCTGTCTTGGGTCATCCAGCAGGCACAACGCACTCAGTCTAACCTTCATTATCAGGTGAACAAGCAAGACCATTATCTTGGTTCTGCTCAGTTCCATCAATTTGTCAGCGATTCAAGTGGTTTCCAATTCAAGCGAAATGAAAAATGATTTTCTGTGGGTAGAGAAGTATCGCCCTCAAACTGTGGAGGAGTGCATCCTCCCAGAAGAGACGAAAGAGATCTTTCAGGGATTTGTAGAACAGGGTGAGATCCCTAACCTGCTCCTGTCTGGTTCTGCTGGTGTTGGTAAGACCACCATTGCTAAGGCACTCTGCCGTCAACTTGGCGTGGACTGTATGGTCATCAACGGATCCGACGAGGGTCGTTTCTTGGACACTGTGAGGAACCAGGCAAAGACCTTCGCAAGCACCGTCTCTCTGACCTCTAGCGCCCGCCATAAGGTCCTTATCATCGATGAGGCAGACAACACCACCCCAGACGTGCAACTGCTCCTGAGGGCGTCTATTGAGGAGTTCCAGAAGAACTGTAGGTTTATTTTCACCTGCAACTTCAAGAACAAGATTATCGAACCTCTGCACTCTCGTACCACTGTTGTTGACTTCAACATCAATGGTAAGACAAAGCAGCAACTCTGTGCCAGTTTCATGAAACGCTGCCAGCATATTCTCGATGAGAATGAGATCGAGTATTCACCTAAGGTTGTGGCAGAACTGATCATGAAGTTCTTCCCCGATTTCCGTCGCACTCTGAATGAACTGCAGCGGTATTCAACCACTGGAAAGATTGACACTGGTATCATGGCAGTGTGTTCAGATGCTACCTATGATGCACTTGTGAAGTCCATGAAGGACAAGAAGTTCACTGATGTGAAGAAGTGGGTTGAGCAGAATCTAGATAACTCTCCTGCTATGATTATGCGTGGAATTTACGATCGCATGTATAATGTTATGCAGAAGCAGAGCATTGCTGCTGCTGTTTTGATCATTGCTGAGTATCAGTACAAATCTGCTTTTGTTGCAGACCAAGAAATCAACCTGCTTGCCTGTTTGACCCAACTTATGATGGAGTGTGAATTCGTATGAACCTAAAAACCCCTCTTCGCTATCCTGGTGGTAAATCTCGTGCCACTAAAAAACTCGCACAGTTTCTGCCTGACATGAGTCAGGTTCGTGAGTTCCGTGAACCCTTCCTGGGAGGTGGTTCTGTGGCACTCTACATGACTCAGATGTACCCACATATGTCTGTATGGGTCAATGACCTGTATGAACCTTTAGTGAACTTCTGGAAGGTCTTGCAGACCGATGGTAAGAAGATGCGCGATGAACTCGTTCAACTCAAGAATCGCCATCCAGATCCTGCATCAGCGAAGGTTTTGTTTCTAGAGGCAAAAGAATATCTACAGCATTCTATCAAGAAGACTGAACCTTTTCATCGTGCTGTTAGTTTCTATGTGGTGAACAAGTGTTCGTTCTCTGGTCTCACTGAGTCTTCTTCTTTCTCGAATGCAGCATCAGATTCCAACTTCTCGATGCGTGGCATTGATAAACTGCCCGAATACCAGATGCTGATTCGTAACTGGAAAATCACAAATCATTCTTACACTCAGGTGCTGGGTAATGGGGAAGACATCTTCATCTATCTCGATCCCCCATACGATATCAAAGACAATCTGTATGGTAATAAAGGTAATATGCACGCTACATTCAATCACGATACCTTTGCAAAGGATTGTGAGAATCATGCAGAACGAGTCAAGATGATGGTCTCATACAACTCCAGTCAATTGATTCGAGATCGATTCATGAACTGGCATCCTTATGAGTTTGACCATACCTATACCATGCGATCTGTTGGTGATTACATGGCAGAGCAACAAGAACGTAAAGAATTGGTACTAATCAACTATGGCATTTGACGAGAACTATCCCCTCAAAGATTATCTGAACAGTATCAATAAGACTAAGAAGAATCTGCTGAGGGATGGTGATCCTATGTGGGAAAAGAAGTATCCTGCATTCATTGTCAACAAATGTATGTCTCATCACTTGGATACGATCATGTATGCCAATGAGATGAATCAGTATTCCGATCTAGATAATCTCTTGCAGTATGACTTTTTTATAAATACTGTGAGACCACGGCAGAGATTTTCTCCGTGGGGTAAGAAGGAAAAAGTACAAGACCTCGATATTGTCAAACAGTATTATGGTTATAGTAATGAGAAGGCATTAGATGCTCTTCGCATTTTGACTTCTGACCAACTTGAATACATTAGATGTAAACTGAATACTGGTGGTAAAAGATGATCGAGAACGAAGTACAGTGGGATAAAAACAGCATGATTGAAGTTACTCTGGGGGAACCAGATGACTTCTTGAAAGTGAGAGAAACTCTCACTCGTATTGGCGTAGCATCTCGCAAAGAGAAAAAACTATACCAGTCTTGTCATATTCTTCACAAGAAAGGACAATACTACATTGTTCATTTCAAAGAATTATTCGCCCTAGACGGTAAGACTTCTAACATTACCAGTAATGATCTGCAACGCAGAAATAGAATCATTCAACTTCTGTCCGACTGGGGTCTCGTGAGCATTGTGTCTTCAGACTCAATTCTCGATATGGCACCTTTGAGTCAAATCAAAGTTATTTCTTATAAAGATAAAGGTGAGTGGCAACTTGAGTCGAAGTACAACATCGGCAAAAAGAAGCAACCCACTGAACAGACATGACGGAAACAACAAAAGAAACGAAAGCAGTAAAAAGAGATAAGGTTGATTGGCATGACGAGGGAGTTGCAACTCTAGTGAGAGTTATTATTCTCTCTTGGTCAGCATTTATTCTCACACTAAACTATGTTACCATCCCAGGTTGGCAACAAAGACAAATTGATCCCACTTTCATTGCCAGCGTCTTTACTGGGACGTTAGCTACTTTCGGGGTTCAGACAGCAAAGAAGAAAGAAGAAGAAAAGAAAGAGGAAAAGAAAGAAACTAAAGTAGAATAATTATGGAAATACAGGAACTGGGTATTAGCACACCTAATATCAAAGGGGTTGAAATACCTGTCATTGATGCAACAATTCCAGTTCCTAGAACAGATATTTTTATTGGACCACCAGTAGTGGTCAACATCGGACTTCCCATTGTTGACGTTCCAGGTTGTGTGGAAGCACACGAAACTAATAATGCCAAGAATAATCAGATCAAAACAGATGACCAGAGAGGCACATATGTAGTCTGTGATGGTGGTATTCCTAGTTACAATCCAATCAATTTTGAACCTGAGCAGATAATCCCTACTGCTCCTGCTGGTGTTGATACTAGAGAAAAAGAGAACCCAAAACCACCAGGGCAGGTAGAACTACCTCAGGCAGCACCACCTGCTACTGCTAAGGTAGATTGCCCTACGGCAGCACAGCAATCAAAGGAACCTGTCGGAACATATGTAGAGGGTTTCCGAAAGAAGGTTGTTGAATATAAACTAATAGGCAACGAGTGTGTCCAGATAACAGAAGCAGTCCCACTACCTCAACAGATAGTAGCAGGACTGCCTAGTGGTGGTCAGGTTGTTCAGGTGGGTGGTGTTGCTGTGATTGCTACTGCATCAGCACTGCTAGCAAAACCGTTGGCAGACATCCTACTAAAGGCAGTCAAACCAACGGTCAAGAAAGTGATGAAGAAGATTGCTACGATCAGGAAGAAACCTATTCCCGTCCTGTCGTCAGGGGAGCGCCGAGCAGAGCAGCGTCAGATGAACCACGCTGTTCGGGAGTTGCGTTCTGTGTTCCCGAGGAAGAAGAAACGGAAGGGATAGTGTGACGGTGTGGTTTGACAGCATTCACGTTATTCACTACAACATCAGCACAGATTTTATAGTAAGGACTACGTGGGTGGAATTGGATTCCTTTGAGCATCAAATCACCACAATTCTTGAGACGGGCAATCTCAAAATCTAATCTCTTGTTAGCAACTAACTGAGAGTTCAATTCAATTTGAGTTTGTGCTGCTTTCTTACATAGATCCTGCAACTTCTTATCGGTAGGTGTGCTCCATGTCATAGAGAATCCCAGACCTAAGTTGTAGTTATCTTTCTGTCCTGTTCTTACAGGAACACGATAAAGCACAGACCCAGGATTATCAGGAGCACCATCCTCATCGAGATCCCGCATATCGTACACAGGATCATAATAATATGGCTCGTATGGTTTGGTAGCAGATGCACTTCCAGTTACATATGGTGTGAAATTTCTGGTAGGTCCCTGACACTGGATTCCTCCACCGTAGGTGTTGGTGATGTATGGACCCTGTAAGACTTGGATTGCTTGGTTCGTGACTGAACCAGAGGAATTAGCAACAGGAGCAGCAGTAGCACTAACACCGCCCACCTCTGCGGAGGCTCCATTTCCATAACAAAATGCTCCTAATGTAATTATTGTGAGAAGATACTTGTAGTGTCTGTGACGCTTGTTACTTCTGTTGTTCTTTGTATAATTGTTTGGTTGCTGAGACCAGGACCCTGATACGTTTCTGTGAACTGAAACGCTGCTCCTGGTGTTGTCTGTGTGAAGGTTGGTTTGCTGTTGATTCCTGTCCATGTCGAAGTCACGCCATCTATAGTTACATTGTTTGTTCCAGTGCCAGGAGATAAATTACCTGAGGCACTTACACCACTCCCAGTTACAGAGTATTGATACCCTGTGTTATAGTCCATCGAGTTGATGGTTTCCGTTATTTTTTGTGTTGTCTCTGTGTGACTGGTCATCGACCCCTGTGTGAAGTTTGGGACCACGGGGACCCCCAGGGCAGCAGCAGGTATGGCAAATACACCCGCCACACTTAGGACACACCAACGAATCATATTCATTACTATTTACCTCAGTCAATGACAGTGATCTCAGTAACGAATTGTCCTGTTGCAGATGAACCAGCACCACCAGCAGTCAGCGTGATAGCATGAGTTCTGTCAATCGTACCTGCAAGTGTGCTAGCAGAACCAGCAGCATAAGAGCTAAGGTTACCGAAGTTGGGAACATCACCTGTGCTAACAGCAGATGCAGGAACACTATCTGCTGCGTTGTATGTTTCACTCAACGACCAATCTTGACCAGATGTAGTGACAGTGTATGTGCCAGCACCAGTGGAAACACCACCCATCGTGCCTGCCGTGATGTTAGAACCAGAAGCAGAATAACTACCACCGATTCTCACTGCAGTAGAGCGAGCAGCATCAACAGTCAGTTGGACCGAAGAGGCGTGCTTAGTAACAAGACCACCAGCGTATGCAGGGGTTGCCATCAAAATCATTACGATAGGAAGAAGTTTACGCATTTTTCCATCGATTAGAAGTCCTATCTATATGTAGGTCGGGAAAACCTTACAGAGAAATACGGTTGACACCACTCATTTATTTCTAATAAGTTGTGTATATAATATGGTTGCCTTCGGGGACCACACATCAAACTCGCTTATAAAAGGAGCATAACAAATGACTGGACTGCGTAAGTTTGGCACCAAAGATCTTGGTGCGATCATCGACGCTGCTGAGCGTTATAGCGTCGGACTAGATGACATTTTTTATAGACTACATTCCTATGGAATGGGGTCAGTCAACGAAGCGTATCCCCCTTACAATCTCGTGAAGGAATCCGAGATCAAGTGGAGGATCGAGATGGCACTTGCTGGCTGGTCGAAGGACGAGATTGAAGTTTCTACAGAATCTAACGTCCTCCTAGTCAGGTCTAAGGCGGCGAAGTCTAAAGGAGAAGAAGAGTACATGCATCGTGGCGTTGCAACTCGGACTTTCGCCAGAGGATTCAACTTGAGTGATGATGTTGAGATTGGTGATGTATCTTTCCAAAACGGAATGCTTGTGGTAGAATTGAGGAAGATCATTCCAGATCATCAGAAACTCAAGATTTATGATATTACATGATTCTAAAAAAACTTAGATTGAAACAGCGATGGTCTAACAGACCCCGCACTCGTAGAGAGTGGGTAAGATTATATGTTTCATATCTGAAGCGTATTCCAGAGAGGCAATACTGGCCAATCTTTATTATTCTGTCTCTCTACTTCGTCGTTCCGATGAGTGAGATTACCGTAACACTTGGAGCACTTCTCTATTTCAAATTTGAAAAGAGAGTTCGACCATCTATTGAAAAACTAACCAGCAGATTGCCCGACTGGTTGCGTTATGGTGGCAGTATCATCTTCTTCCTAGTGATGATTGATGACACTTTGTTTTATTTTGGTTTGATGGCTCTGGCATTCTGGAGCAGCAAGCAAGTCCAGAAGGAAGAAAATAATGTTATCTGTGAGGATACAGACACATGAAATATCTGAAGGTATTACTTCATCCTATTACTCAATTCAACCTGTTGGTTGTGGGGTTTCTGATTGTAATTCAGGGACTCCACCTTCAAGCCCATTACAGTATGGATCTTGATGTAGAATCTTATGTGACTGCCTTCTGTAAAAAGAATCTTGAAAAGTGTGAGAGAATTATCTCTAACTTTGATTGATATATAGTATACAACTAAAGAGACTCCCGCTGGGGGTCTCTTTTTATTTTGGAGGACATAATGAATGTATTTGTGAACTGTTGTCCCAGTGGTTACAATGGTGAATCAGAACTAATCACAGTAGAAGTCCCATCAAAGTTTACTGATGAAATGCTATCTTATGCTAGACTACTGTCTGATGAGTATGGCGTTTCCGAACGTAAAATTGTAAAGGACATCATCAAAGAATCGGCACTTGAAATTGAAAGGAGGTATTATGAGCGTAAAGATCGCAAGACTAAGAAACGGTGAGGATGTCATCTCTGACATTCGTGAAGTACACTCTTCACCAGAACCAGAAGATGCTAGTGTTCCTATTGCATGGCAGTTGAATTATCCATATTCAATTCAAGTCTTGAGCATTCAGGCAGATGACGGTGTTGGTAAGATTCAAAAGATCAGTGAACCTGAGTTGTTCTTTCAACCATGGGCACCACTTGCTTCTAAATCTGACATCATGCTCAGACTGGAAGAAGTCGTGAGTCTTTATGACCCTCACGATGCAGTAATGGAAAAGTATCAAGAAATTATGGAGGCACAGCAAGATGGACAACGTGAAAGTTCTTCTACTGAAGAACGGGAATCTGAATGATTATCTGATCGGTAGGGTTCAGGAACTAGATGAAGAACCCTCAGTCTTTATTGAGAAGTGTTATCGTATTACTGGCGAAGATATGGAACCATATCCTCGTTACAGCAAACAACGCGATCTCTTCTTGACATCCGACTCGATCTTTACTATAGTGGATCCGAACAAAGCAGTGTTAGAACTGTATTTGGATAAGGAGAAAAGCGAACCTTCATGAGTTTCTATACTAACGTCGAACTGATCGGTGACAACGTGTTGTATCGTGGGTATGAGAATGGGCAGCGAGTCCAGTCTCGTACCCATTTTTCTCCCACGCTGTTTATTACTTCAAACAAGAAGGAGAAGCACAAGACTCTAACTGGAAAGGACGTAAAACCAATCCAGTTTGAATCGCCTCGTGAAGCACGAGAGTTCATCGGTAAGTATGAAGATGTGCATGGCGTAGAAGTTCATGGATATGAGAGGTTCGTTTATCAATTCATCTCAGACCAGTTCCCTGGCGAGATTGAATATGATATGACCCAGATGAATATCATTACGATTGACATTGAGGTTGCATGTGAGAATGGATTCCCTGATGTAGAAAGTGCAGCAGAAGAAATGCTGCTGATCACAGTCAAGAATATGATGACAAAAGAAGTCATCACTTGGGGCACTAGGGAATACAATACGGATCAAATTGAATATCGTGTCTTCTGGACTGAGCAGGAGATGCTAAACGATTTTGTTGGGTGGTGGGTAGATAACACCCCCGATGTTGTAACAGGATGGAACTGTAACCTGTATGACATTCCATACCTGTGTCGTCGTATCAATCGTGTCCTAGGTGAGAAGTGGATGAAGTCCCTGTCACCATGGAACAAAGTGAACGAGCGAGAGATTGTAATCATGGGCAGGACTCAACTTGCCTATGAAGTTGTTGGTGTGTCTGTTCTGGACTATCTGGATCTGTATAAGAAGTTTACTTATACCAACCAAGAGTCATACAAACTAGACCATATTGCCAATGTAGAACTGGGGCAGAAGAAACTCGATCACTCCGAGTTCGATACTTTCAAAGATTTCTATACACAAGATTGGCAGAAGTTCGTCGTCTACAACATTCTTGACGTGGAACTGGTGGACAGACTTGAAGATAAAATGAAGTTGCTTGAACTTGCATTGACTATGGCATATGATGCCAAAGTGAACTTTGAGGATGTTTATAGTCAGGTCCGCATGTGGGACACTCTAATCTATAATTATCTAAAGGATCGCAACCTCGTGGTTCCACCACGAAGAGGTGCCAAGAAAGATGAAAAGTATGCAGGTGCTTATGTCAAAGAACCGATTCCTGGAAAGTATGATTGGGTTGTGTCTTTTGACCTCAACTCTCTGTACCCTCATCTTATTATGCAGTACAACATCTCGCCAGAGACACTGGTCGAGAAACGACATCCCTATGCCACAGTTGACAAAATACTTTCTAAGCAAATAGAAGTTGATAGAGAGTATTGTGTATGTGCTAATGGTGCTCAGTACCGCAAAGATGTGCATGGGTTCCTACCCGAAATGATGCAAAAAATTTATGATGAACGAAAGATTTACAAGCGTAAGATGTTGGATGCAAAACAAGAATACGAAGCATCTCCGTCCGATTCACTTCAAAAGACCATTTCTAGATACAACAACTTCCAAATGGCAAGAAAGATCCAACTCAACTCTGCCTATGGTGCCATTGGAAACCAATACTTCCGCTACTACAATCTGGCAAATGCTGAGGCGATCACTCTCTCGGGTCAAGTCTCGATTCGTTGGATTGAGGGGAAGGTAAACGACTACCTAAACAAACTACTAAAAACGGAGGACCACGATTATGTTATTGCCAGTGATACTGACAGCATCTATATCTGTCTTGATCTACTTGTCCGTAGCGTATTTGATGTACAGAATGTTCCTGCAGAGAGGATCGTCAACTTTCTCGATGCTGCCTGTAAGGAGCGAATCGAACCATTCATCGAACGATCCTACCAGGAACTAGCAGACTATGTTGGTGCTTATGAACAGAAGATGTTCATGAAGCGCGAGAACATTGCTAACAAAGGTATCTGGACTGCTAAGAAGCGATACATCCTCAACGTCTGGGACAGTGAGGGTGTTCGCTATGAGAAACCTAAACTGAAGATGATGGGTATTGAAGCAGTCAAGTCTTCAACCCCTGGTCCCTGCAGGCAAAAGATCAAAGACGCACTGCAGGTTATTATGAATGGTACTGAAGAAGAGGTGCAGAAATTTATTGCTGACTTCCGAGAAGAGTTTCGATCGTTGCCAGTCGAAGATATTTCATTCCCACGAGGTTGTAACAATCTAAATAAGTGGTCGAGTCCAGCGACCATCTACTCGAAGGGAACACCTATCCATGTACGTGGCGCTTTGCTCTACAACTTCCACATCAAAAATAATAAACTCACTCACAAGTATCAACTTATTCAGGATGGTGATAAAGTCAAGTTTGTTTATTTGAAGACCCCAAACAAAATCGGTGAGAACGTTATTAGTTTCATCGGTACGTTTCCTATGGAATTGCAACTTGACAATCAGGTAGACTATGACCTACAATTCGACAAGAGTTTTCTTGAACCATTGAAAGTCATCATGGACACTATTGGGTGGAAGTCCGAAAAAGTAGCATCACTGGAGTTTCTATTTGGATGAGTAAAAAGTACATCGTATCCTATCAAAAAGCATTTGGTTTCTCTGTCCGTGAGGAGAAAGAGTTTACGAATGAAGAAGACGCAAAATGGTTTTCCCGTGCCATGAAACGGGCACAATATATCACAACAATTTTGGAGGACAAAGCGTGAATTTTCTACAGGATGTAGTAAAGGAGATTGGTAATGAGTATGCTGGTTTGGTTGCTGACGGAGTGGCAGCAGGAGATACTGAGTCTTACATTGATACTGGTAGTTACATTTTCAATGCTCTGGTTAGTGGTTCAATCTACGGTGGAGTCCCCTCAAACAAGATCACTGCTATCGCTGGTGAGTCTAGTACTGGCAAGACTTTCTTTTGTCTTGGGATTGTCCAGCATTTTCTTGAATCTAACCCCGATGCTGGGGTAATCTACTTTGAATCTGAGTCTGCTATTACTAAAAGTATGATCGTTGAACGTGGCATTGATGCCAATCGTATGATGATCGTTCCTGTTACTACTGTGCAGGAGTTTCGTACTCAAGCACTGAAAATTCTCGATAAGTATCTTGAGGTAAAGAAAGAAGATCGTCAACCTATGATGTTTGTTCTGGATTCTCTAGGCATGTTGTCCACAACAAAGGAGATTGAAGACTCCTCTGAGGGCAAAGAAACGAGAGATATGACTCGCGCACAAGTCACTAAGGCAATCTTCCGTGTACTGACCCTGAAACTAGGTAAGGCAAATGTTCCTATGCTGGTGACTAACCATACATATGACGTGGTTGGTGCCTATGTACCCACTAAGGAGATGGGTGGAGGTAGCGGTCTCAAGTATGCTGCCAGCACTATCATCTATCTCTCCAAGTCAAAGGAGAAAGATGGTAAGGAAGTGATCGGCAACATTATCAAGTGTAAAGCACATAAGTCTCGTTTGACAAAGGAGAACTCTCAGGTTGAAACCCGTCTTTACTACGATCGTGGACTGGACAAGTATTACGGACTACTGGAACTGGGTGAGAAGTACGGAGTCTTCGAGCGGGTGGGGAATCGTATCAAGATTGATGGTACTTCTGTTTATCCTAAGAGTATTCTCAGCGATCCTGAGAAGTATTTCACGCCAGAAATAATGCAGGCACTTGACGAATCAGCAGCAAAGGAGTTTAGATATGGAAACGACGCTTGATAACTATATCAGAGAGTACGATAACATCGTTCCACCTACTTTCTGCAATCATGTAATCAATACATTTGAACTATCTGAGAAAGTAGAGGTCGATAGAGAATTTCGTCCTAAGTGGGAGGAGTTCAATATCTCTCAACACTACGATGATCCCCAATATGGATTGATTCAAAATGAAGTACAAAAGTATTTCATTGATGCCATCAAACTGTATATGGAAGACCTGCAATGTGGTGTGGACTTCCCTGCAAAGTATTGCTTTGAGGAATATCGTATCAAAAAGTATAGAGCACATAGTGAAGATCAGTTCAGAGACCACGTTGATGTACAAGATCTTCGTTCTGCTAGACGATTCATGGTCGTCATGCTATACTTGAACAGTGTTGATGAAGGTGGTGAAACACATTTCCCTCTAATCAATCGGACAGTGAAACCTCAAACAGGAAAACTTCTTCTGTTCCCATCAAACTGGCAGTATCGACATGCTGGTAGACCAGTTCAATCTAACAACAAGTACATTCTCGGATCCTATCTCCACTACCTATGAACATCGAAGAATTGATTATAAATAACCTTTTGTTTCAAGAGGAGTATAGTCGTAAGGTTCTTCCGTTCATAAAGAGAGAGTATTTTTCTACGAACTCTTTGGGTATTCTCTTTGAAGAAGTCCAGAGTTACATTGAGAAGTACAATAAAGTAATCAGTCCTGAGATCTTATCCATTGAGGTTGAGAACAGATCTGATTTGAATGAAGACCAATACAAAGAAGCGTCTTCTGTTATTGGATCTCTTTCTGGCGACAAGAGTGAGTTGCAATGGATTCTCGATTCTACTGAAAGGTGGTGTCAAGAACGTGCAATCTATCTTGCCCTGATGGAATCAATCAAGATTGCAGACGGACAAGATGCTAAGCGTGAGAAGGGAGCAATCCCCCAGATCCTCTCTGAAGCATTGGGTGTATCATTTGACACTCACATTGGTCACGATTACATTTCAGATTCAGATGAAAGATTTGCCTCTTATCATAAAGTTGAAAAGAAAATCCCCTTCGATCTGGATTTCTTCAATAAAATTACGAAGGGCGGTCTCCCTAACAAAACTCTCAATATCGCACTCGCTGGCACTGGCGTTGGCAAATCTCTGTTTATGTGCCACTGTGCTGCCGCTACCCTCCTCCAGGGCAAGAACGTCCTTTATATCACACTGGAAATGGCAGAGGAGAAGATCGCAGAGCGTATTGACGCGAATCTTCTCAACGTCAAAATCCAAGAGTTAGGTAATCTTCCCAAACCTATGTTTGATAAGAAGATCAATAGTCTTGGGAAGAAGACACAGGGCAAACTAATCATCAAAGAGTATCCTACTGCGAGTGCTCATGTCGGACATTTTTCTTCTTTGTTTAGTGATCTTGCTCTCAAGAGGGACTTTAGACCCGATATTATCTTCGTGGATTACCTCAATATTTGTGCTTCATCAAGATATAAGGGAAGTCTCGTCAACTCGTATACCTATGTCAAAGCAATTGCTGAAGAACTACGGGGTATGGCGGTGGAGCATGATGTACCTGTGGTGTCTGCTACGCAGACCACTCGTGCTGGTTATGGTAGCAGTGACGTTGATATTACTGATACTAGTGAATCCTTTGGTCTTCCTGCCACTGCTGATCTTATGTTCGCCCTTATTTCTACTGAAGAACTTGAGGGTATGAATCAGATCATGGTCAAGCAGTTGAAGAACCGCTACAACGATATCTCCATAAACAAACGATTCTGCGTGGGTATTGACAGGGCAAAGATGAGGTTGTATGATGTAGAGCAATCAGCTCAGGATGATATTCAAGATTCGGGACAGACTGAATCTTCACGACCATCTATTCTAGACAAATTCAAAACAAACAAAACATTCCAAGATCTAAAGTATGATTGACCTTCAAAAATATGTCGAATTCGTTGACTCTACTACTTCTTCGCCCAGTAAAAACTACTATGATTTTGCCCAGCGCATTGCCGTTCTGCAGGATCAGGAATTTCCTACCGAGCGACTGCTTACTGCTGCTGTAGGTATGTCTGCTGAGGCAGGTGAGTTTACTGAGATTATCAAGAAGATTATCTTTCAGGGCAAACCCGTCAATGAAGAGAATCTATTCCACCTAAAGCGTGAACTGGGTGACATCATGTGGTATGTTGCTCAAGCATGTATGGGTCTTGATATTTCTCTTGATGAAGTGATTCAAATGAATTTTGAAAAACTGACTGCCCGCTATCCAGAGGGTGCTTTTACTATCGAACATTCCGAAAACCGTAAGGAGGGTGACCTGTGACCAATCGCGAATTTATTGACAAGAACGGTAACACTTGGACTTGGGAGGAAACTCCTGAGACTATTGAAGCACTGAAGAAACTACATTCATCTGTAGTGGATACTGAACTAAAACGACCAAACAAACCAAGTAATAATGCTTAGTTTCTGGATTCACTTGGTAGCATTCTTCCAAGTTGTCGTGATGAATTGCATTCAACCTGCCAACTGGAAGTATTGCTACCGTGTTGACCAGTGGTTGATCCCAGATCTTGTAGAAGGTTATGAGATCTGGACTCAGAAAAAACATCCTTATCAAAACGAAAAGGAATACCTAAATCGCATTGATAAATAAGGGGGTAGAGTCCCCTCTTTTTTATGGCTTCCACAATGTATAATATGCCTCTTGCTGAGGCTAAAAAGAAAGCAAAGACCATGAAGATTGATACACTCTTCAATAAAGCCGTGGCGGGAATACCAGAACCAGAATACTTCTTTGCGGATTCTCTGTGGAGACCCAATACAAGATCTATGTGGACGATCAAAACTGGTGAAAACAATATTGATAAAATTGAAGAAATTCTTAGTAAAGAAGATCCGAATGTAGATATCAAAGTCAAAGCAGGAAAAGCGACTTTGGATTATCAAATGGGTCAGTATAAAATTAGATGGATTGCAAGTAATAAGAAATCTGCAGGAGCAGCAGATGCTAAGACAACTGCTATGCAAGAGAGAGCATCTGCATGGATTTTTCGTAGAGTCTTGAATGATAACCAATCTTATAATTCTTGGACAGACATCAAACAAGATGCTAAGTATGGTGAACTTGAAAAGATATATCCAAATGTAGAAGAAGAGTGGTTGAAAGTATTCTATGCACAGCAAGCAAGAATGCTCAAAGAATTCGCACCAACGAAATTTTCTGAGTTCAATCGTGATGGTGGATTCATGGATTATATTACTAAAGTTGTTAGGGAAAAATTTGGTATCAGTAAGAAAGATACTTGGAACCCAGCAGACATTTGGTGCATTCAGGATGAGGCTGGTGTGACCAGATTGATTGAACAAACTGTAGATGGTAATGGATCTCAAACTATTCTTGAATTGAACGCAGTTCTTAGGAAGTTGTATCGTGATCGTAAGGTAGTTGGAATCTCTCTAAAGAAAGTATCGGGCAAAGTTGCTAAGTTTGAAGAAGTCAATGTTAGAGAAGATGCATTGAATGATGATTATAACTTTGATATCAAGAGTTATGAATGCAAAGTCAATTTGAAAAATGGTGATGAGTGGGATTCGCTTGCATGTAGAATCATTGTTGGATCTAATGATGCTGAATATAACTTTCAGATTCAGGGGAATGATACCACTAAGGAATCAAATCTAAAATTTGAACCAACACAAAAGGGAGCACAAGCAGCTCGTATGGGTAAGGCACCAGTTGACATGGTTGCTAAACTAATTGAAGATAATAAAATGGATTTTGAAAATAATCATAATAAGTACCCAGCTAATGCAACTGAGTTCAATAAAAAGGCAGATGAATATAAGAAACTATTCAGCAAACTAAAAACAAAGGGAGTTGATGTTGGAGGAGTTACAAAGCAGACTGACTTTCTTGTAAATATTCAAACTGTATTTGCAAACAAACCACATACAGCAAAGGCAAAACTCATGGAGATGAAATTTATTGAAGCAGTTATTGATCTGGATGATAAGAAACGAGAAGAGTTCATGACTGATATGGTCTTCATCGCTGCCAAGAAAGGCAAACGCTTTGGACCATTTGGCAAACTGTACTAAAAGCAGGGACTATATAAAAACTGTCACAAGACCCCCGCCACGGGGGTTTTTTCATGCTAGTATATAAGGGTCAAAGAAAAACGCCCTTTCTATGCCTGCTAATACTCATCTGGAACACCCCGAAGACATGGTTTTCCACGGGGAGTATATAAGTCTGCTCAACTTTTTCTACAATCTGCCGTCCAATCAGCGTGTATCAGTCAAGTGGGACGGTGCCCCTGCTTTGGTATGGGGTATATGCCCTTCCTCGGGTCGCTTCTTTGTAGGAACTAAGTCGGTTTTCAATAAGCGCAAGATCAAGATCAACTATAATCACCATGATATTGATATGAATCATGGTGACAATCCTGCTGTAGCATCTATTCTTCACGTTGCATTTGAGTGTCTTCCTGTTCCTGGCAACGGAGGTTATCTGCAGGGAGACTTCATTGGTTTTGGCGATACCAATACTTTCAAACCCAATACCATTGAGTATCGGTTTGACAATACTATCAAGCAATCTATAGTTGTTGCTCTCCATACTCGTTATGAGGGTGCTTTTATCGAACCTCGCGTTCAGTTTGGTATTAGTACCAACGATGTTATTTGGTCAGATCGTCGTCAAGATCGCTGCTATCTGATTGACACTGCCCATGCATCTGTGGAATACAAGTCTGTCTTCGGTAAGATGTATCGCACTCAACTTGCAAAGTTTTTTGCTCACCGTGCTAAGTTTCCTGCTGCTCGTGCAACCACTCAGTACCTGAAAACTCACGTCAATAAATACATCCGCCATGGCATCATGCCCACTGCTACTGAGATGTACGATTCGTTACCTGATAAATATAAGAGTCAAGTGAACGTTGATTTGTTTCGCCTCTTTGAGGTTATCTATAATCTGAAAAACAAAGTGATGAAACATATCGTTGTTTATAACCAAGCAGAATGTTACATTGATGGTCAACCCACTGATCATGAAGGTTTCGTGATTACCAGTTCTGGTCAAACCTATAAAATGGTGAACAGGTTGGAATTTAGCAAAGCGAACTTTACCCTAGATAAAAATTGGACGAATGAAAAAGTTTAGCACCTTCCTTAGCGAGGCGGCAAAATCCACAGCAGGACAGCAAGCAGAGAAACTAGGACTTACCCATGCTGGGTATGGTCGCTGGATGAACAAACGTGGCGAGGTGACACACATCTCAAAGCAGGGCAAACTGATTCCTATAGCACAACAACCCGAAGTAGCACCAGATGGAGGAGAGGCACCAGCACCCGAAGCGCAACAACCCGCTGCGCCAGAAGCACCTGGAGAGGTATCTAAAGGTCCGATTACTATTACTTTTGGAAGATTCAATCCTCCTACTACAGGGCATGAAAAACTCATTCAGCAGGTAGCATCACAAGCAGGTGATGGTGACTATCGAATCTACCCATCACGCTCCCAGGATCCTAAGAAGAATCCTCTGGATCCAGAAACTAAGGTGCATTACATGCGCTTGGCATATCCAGATCATGCTCATGCTATCCACAATGATGATAATATGAAGAGCATCTTTGATGTTCTTGAGGGACTATATGGTGAGGGGTATAGTGATGTCAATATTGTAGTTGGTGGCGATCGAGTAAAAGAGTTTGATGCTCTCGCTAACAAGTACAACGGCAAACTTTATAACTTTACCAGCATCAATGTGAAGTCTGCTGGTGATCGTGACCCAGATGCTGATGATGTATCTGGCATGTCTGCATCTAAACTTCGTGCTCATGCAGCAGAGAATGACTACGAATCTTTTTCTTCTGGTTTGTCTAAGAACCTAGAGGATAAGCACAAGAAAGAACTGTTTGCACATTTGCGTGGTAATATGAAGATGGAGGAGGCAGAAGATTTTGCTGAAGCATCTTTTGTTCTTCATGAAGTTGCTCCCAAACTAGATCCTACAAGTTTACGTGAAGCATATTACAACAAAGAAATTTTCAAAGTCGGACAGATTGTTGAGAATTTGAACACTGGTGTGATCGGTAAGGTTGTATCACGCGGTGTAAATTACGTTATATACATAGATGAGCATGAGGAAATTTATCGCGGTTGGTTGAAGGATCTCGTGGAGAGAAACGACATCAAACGCTTTGATTTTACTCCGCTTGGTAAGATTGGTACAGATGAACTAGCACATAAAGTTGCTGCTATGACACCTGGACAATTTATTCAGAAGATAAATAAAAGAAACAAAACTGCTGAACGATGAACTACGAAGCACTGCCTGGAATGGAAGAAGCACTAAGACTAGTGCAAGAAAAGAAGATGAGCAAAGAAGCTCATAAGAAAGCTGCTAAGGCGGGCAAGCGTTGGCAGGACTCCGATGGTGACGGTAAGTGGTATGAACCTGGTGAGGATGTAAAAGAAGCAAAGAAGGATGACACATATCTGGAAACGGATATGAAGAAGCGCCAAGCAAATAACGAGAAGGCTCGTAAGGAACTTGCAAAGGGTCCTCAAATGAAGAACCCACACTTTGAAGAAGTCCAACTAGAAGGTGTCCGTGACACTGACCCAGAGAAGGGCACTGAAGAGAGAAAGGCACGTCTTGAGAAGAAGCGTGGCATGAAACTCGATGACCATCCTCAGTATAAGAAGGAAGAGGTTGAACTAGACGAGAACCGTGCTGCTGCTCGTGCTGCTGGTGGTTATAAGGATGACAGCAAGAAGCAGACCGATCCTTCTAAGGCAGGTTTCACTGGCATCTCTGGTAGCATCAAAGACATCATGCGCCAGAACAAAGAGATCGAAGCAGCAAATAAAGCAAAGGCGAAGAAGGAAGAAGTAGAACTTGAGGAAGGTAAGAACAAAGAAGGAAAAGAGCAGGGTGTTGACGGTAAAGCATGTTGGAAAGGTTACCGCTATGCTGGCACCGAGAATGGTAAGGACAAGTGCGTTCCTGCTAACGAGGAACTAGAGACCATGGAAGCAAGTCTGCTTGAGTCTGGTCTGTTCTCTGATGATGAAGTACGTTACATCATCGGTGAGAAGTTCGACGAACTTGAGGAACTCTACAAAGGTAAGCACGGTCAGTCTGAGAAAGAGTATCAGGATGGTCGCTCTGATGGCGGCAAGATGGTTTCGGGTGACAGCAAGCACAGTGGTGCTGCATACTCCTCCCGTGCTGTCAAGAATAGTGGTCCTAATCCTGCAGGTGGATCTAAGAAACCTCAGGGTCAGGGTCGTATGACTTCTGGTGCTCGTGCTGATCTACAGTATCGTAAGGCAAATATGAAGGCAGGTAAGTGATGGCAGACGAAAAGAAAGTCACTGGTAAGCAATCCAAAATCAAAGTCAACCCACGATCTGAAGAAATAATGGAACGCAGAACTAATATCGCAAGACAAATCCTCGGCAATAAACTCACAGAAATGAGAGTTGCCGATGACTTTGATCACTTTGCAGCAGATCATTTCACTGATGAAGAACTTCTAGAAATCTGCGAAGAAGTTCTCTCAGAAATGAATACTGAAGATCTGGAAGAGATCTGTGAAGCGATTGAAACTAACCTGGAAGTCATCTCTGAGAGAATGGATCCTAAAGAGATCCAACGTCGTAGAGACCAGGCAAAGGATAGACTTGCAACTGGTGCTGCAATGAAGAAAGCAGCAGAAAAGTCTGCTGCAGAGAAATCCTCAACCACATCTTCCGATGCAAAACCATCTCGTGCAGAACGTGTCAAGTCTGCTCTCAAGAAAGCTGCTTCGACCACTAAGAATGTCGCTAAGAAAGTCGCTAAGGGTGCTGGAGAGGTCGCTGGTGCTGCTCGTGCTGGCTACCGCGATGCTGCGGGTTCCTCATCCTCTGGAAATACTGCTGGATCTTCTAGTGGTTCTTCTAGTAGTTCTTCTTCTTCCTCTAGTGGCGGTGGGTCATCGTCTGGAGGCAGTGGGGAGAACAGAGTCAGACTTCGTGACAGACTGAAAGGTGCTATCAAGAAAGGTGTAGGCAAACTTGCACGTTCAGTATCTCGTGGTGCTCGCAACGTTGCTCGTAAGATGGGTGAAGAAACTGTACTTGGTTTCTCCGCATTCATTACTGAAGGCAAAGTCAAGTGTAAGGAGTGTGCTGGCAAAGGTTGCAAGCACTGTGGTGATAAGGGTTACATGGTGACCCATGACTGCTCCAAGAAAGTAGAACATGCTGAGTGGGGTATTGGTGAGTGTATTGCTGAGCAGCATACACTAGATGAAGAAGGTAACATCACTCACTACGATGTTCAGTTTGAGCATGGTTTGGAAGAGAATGTATCTGTAGAGGTTCTCAAGACTCTTGTCTCTGAAATGCATGAACATGCTATCAACTACGACAAGAACCAGGAGGTACTTGGCGAAAAAAAGGATGAAGAGGGGTTCGCTGGTGAAGCAACCTCTTACAAAGGTGTAGTAATCAGACGTACCAAGTCTGGTTATGAAGCACCTAGATTCAATCTAAAGAGCAATTCTGTCGATGGTATCAAGCAGAACATCGATAAAGAGATTGCTAAGGTTGATGAGTCCTACAAACCAGATGCTGCTAACAACTACAACGGTCCTCTCTATGCTCCCTGGACTGCTGTGAAGAAAGAAGATGTAGAATATGTTGATGAGGATTCCCGTCGTATGAGCAATAAGCAACATACTGCTCGTGTAAAACAAAACATCAAAACTTTTGGAAGTAATTTCACTCCACCCAATAACTATGACCCCGATGCTAATCGTGGTAAGGGTGAAGTTGTTACTCGTAAACAGATGGAGAAGAAGCGTCGTAAGGCACTTCGTCAAGAAGAAACTATCCTAGAGCGTGGTGACTATTGGCATCCAGATCCTGAGAAGGATAAGAAACTGGGTGGTCCTGGTGCTAACCAACGTGCTCGTGAAGATCGTGGATCTAAATCTTCTTCCTCTTCTTCCTCCTCCTCTTCCGATTCTAAGAAACTGAAGCCAGGTGAGTCCTATATGGACTATGCTAAGCGTCAGAAGTCGGGTAAGTCTTCTTATGCGTCCAGTGGTAAGACTGCTCGTGAGCGTCTTCAGAAAGCAGGTGCAAAATTTTCGACTCCTGCTAAGAAAGAAGGACTCCGTGATAAGATCAAGCGTAAGTTGGGTCTGAAAAAAGAAGAGTTTGCCATGCAGGAAGGCAGAGCAGAAGATGCACAAGCATCTCTAGCAAAAGTCAAAGCACGTCAGAAGGTTCTCGATGCACATGAGAAGAAGACTGGCAGGAAACTTGACATCTCTAAGACACCTGAGCACAAAGCACACAAGAAAGAATTCCCTGGTGCTAAACGCACTGGTAAGAAAGTTCCTGGTGCTAAGGAGACTCCTGCTGAAACTCAGCGTAGACAAACCAATCGTCAGGTTTCTAGGGTCGTCAAGCATGGTTACACTTCTAAAGAAAAGAAAGAAGTTGAATCGATGGCAAAGCATACCTCAGCAAGAGATTGAGCATATATAAGGTATAATCCTATTTGGTAACACCCATGGTATCATTTCTACTTCCACTTGCTTATAAAGTAGTCGATGCTGCAGTTGCTAAGATTCCTGATGATGCAGAACTAGGTGAGAAACTCATCGATCTCTGTCTTCTGATCGTTGGCAAAGCAGTAAAACTAACTAAGACTACTGCTGATGATGAACTATTTGAGAAGGTAAAAGAAGCACTCCAAACCCGCGAGGGTTGAGTTTTAGAGGGGCAAAAGCCCCTCTTTTTATAAATAAATATTAGGAAAACATTCGGGGAACACTCATGTCTTTATACGGAAGAGTTGACTCTGTTGCCAACCAGACCGCTGTTGGTCTTACTAGAGGTAATGGCGCAGGGTCTGCAACAGAAACAATTGTTTTCGTTGACGAAACGGAAGCAGGTCTTGCAGCAAACAAAGAGCGTGGCATCACTGCTCCTGGTTGGTGGGCATATCGTACCTACACTGATGCAGCAGGTAGCACCCGTCATAAAGCAGAGCACCTGATGGTTCTCACTAATCCTGAGGCAAACGCACAAGAGACTCTCGCTGACGACACCATCGCAGCAGACGTTCAAGCACTCATCACCATCTCTGCACAACCTACCGATCAGACCACCGTCAGCGGCGCAGCAACCTTCAGCGTTACTGCTGCTTGTGATAACAGTGGCACGGTTACCTTCCAGTGGCAGAAGAAGACAGCAGGTAGCACCCGCTATGTCAACGTCTCTGGTGCAACCTCTGCATCTCTGGCACTCACAGGTCAAACCGCATCCGAAACTGGTGACAAGTATCGCGTCAAGTTGAATGCTAACGTTGGTGCTCCTGAGGTTATCTCTGATGCTGTAACACTAACATTTGGCACCTGATAATATATGAACTTCAGCGAACTGAATGCTAATAACTACATTCTGTTCGCCATCAAACATTATGAAAATCCTCAGAGCGTAACGCGAGAGGATTTTGATGAAGACATGAAACGCTTCAAGTATCTCAAGAGATTGTTCAAGAGATACTTGAAGTCTCATGATTTGAGAACTCATCTCATCATCAATCATATTATTATTTTGTATAATGTTTTTGGCGAAGCAGCAACACCGTTACTCTTTTTCAAACTGGAAAGGGAGTATTGGCCTTTGCTAAAAACCTTTCTATTATTTTTGAATAAATATCCTGTAGGCATGTTGCCAGGATTAGATATCGAAGAAGAAATTCAAGAGGAGCTTGATAAACTATGATGACCGTAGGTACTGGTGGTTTTAGTGGTTCCGCTGCAGCAACTGGACCTGTAGCAGGGTTCGATCCTGTCTTGGATTTTCGTAAGAGAATGGCAAACAAGATCAAAGATCATCCTTATGCCCAGCAGTATAAGGAGAAGCGTAAGAAAGCAAAAAAACTGAAAGAGGCAATGGATCGCCATGCCCATCAGGTTGCTCATCTCTACCAGTACAAAGTAAACATCCCTGAAGTGGGTGAAACTATTATCTTCGCATCTTCGCAAGCAGAACTAACAATGAAGATGCGTCTTCTTATCAACCCACGCTATCGTGGTGATGTAAAGATTGATAGAATCTTCCCTTCTGATGCTGGAAAGTTTTATAACGAAAAGAGAATGAAAGCATATAAAAATCTCCCTGAGCAGATGGAAGATCCTGCAGACAAAGCAGCAGCTGCTTCGGCAAAGAAAGAGCAAGATGCTGCTAAGAAGGCAAATGATGCTGCTAAGAAACAAGCAGCAGCACTGAAGAAGCAACAGTCGCAGAAAGAAATTGCCACCAAGATTGCTGCAGAGAAGAAAAAAATTCAACTGAAGACTGCAGAGATGCAGAAAACACTGCAAACTAAGATTGCAGGCATGAAAAAAGCAGCAGCATCTGGCGCATCTACTGGTGGTGTTGCCGAAGAGTTCATGCATGAATCTTCAGGTGGTAACATCGATGCAATCAAAAAGATTGCTGATAGCAATCAACCAGGTAAGATTACATTCTTGAATGGCGAGAGTTTCCAACTCCAACCAGCAATTGCACAGAAAATTTTCCAAGCATACGAGACACTAGGTATGCAAAGGAACAAAGCGAAGTTTAGTAATGCTGCAAATGAGAATACACAATCATTCCAAAAGATCTTAGATTTTGTGGGGCAGTCATAATGGCCTTCGGTCTTCAAAAATTAGCAGTTCTTGAATCCAAACTCGATATTTATGAAGATCTCTCTAAAGAGATGCTTGACAAACTTGAAAGAGCAGTCGGGACTATCTCTGAGAATAGCAATAAGATTGCTATAATTCTTGAGCGTCATGAGGCACGTCTAGATGAAGGCGACAAAGCAAACGATGCCATCCTAAAAATGGTGAATGATCACCAGAAGTATGATGAAAGAATGTTCAATAACTTTGCAGAGAAGTTAGAGACTCTAGAGAAGAAGGTAGACGATAATCAAAAGATGCTCTGGATGGTCACCGTGAGTGCTGGTGCAGTCATCTTTGTATTACAGATGCTACCTCAACTGGGATTACGGTTGACTCCTACTGGATCGTCTGCTAGCATAGGGACAGCAATCCACCGTTCTGCATGAGCACAGTTGATATGAGGTTTGCGGATCTTGTGGGTCCGAGACTTCAGAAGTTTGTCCGTAAGAAGAGCGGACTATGGAACTTTCGTTGTCCTTATTGTGGGGACTCGCAGAAGTATCAGAACAAAGCACGAGGATACTTCTTCCTGAAGAAGAATGACATCGTGTACAAGTGTCACAACTGTGGTGTTGGGAGGTCTTTCGGTGGGTTCCTGAAGGATAATGCTCCTGATCTCCATGATGAATATGTCATGGAAAGGTACAAGAAGGGATTGACTGGTAAAGGTAGAAATGTTGCTGACCCAGAGTTCAAAACTACCAAACCTGTCTTCATATCTAAACCTACAGGTCTTACAAAAATTTCTGACCTAAATATTTCTCACCCAGCAAAGAAATATCTTCTAAGCAGACAGTTACCAGAAGACGCAATGCAGCGTCTATATTACGTTGATAGATTTCAGCACTGGGTCAACACACAAAAGAAAACTTTTCCAAATTCAAATGCTGATCATCCACGAATCATTATCCCTCTTATCGATAGAGATGGAAGTTGGTTTGGGTTTCAGGGCAGGTCCCTAAATCCTAAGGATAAGATGAGATATATTACTATCATGTTAGATGATAGCAAACCAAAGATTTATGGATTGGACAAAGTTGATGACAAACGAACAGTCTACGTCACAGAAGGACCCTTTGACTCCTATTTCATTAGGAACTCTGTTGCTATGTGTGGTAGCGATGTTGACTACCGCTCTCTATCTTATCGAGATAGGGTCTGGGTCTTCGATAATGAACCAAGAAACAAAGAGATCGTTGCAAAGATTGCAAAGACCACCGAGTCAGGAGATAAGGTAGTCATCTGGCCTTCTAGCATCAAAGAGAAAGATCTAAATGATATGTTCATTGCTGGTCACGACGTTCAGTCTGTGGTAGAATCTAATACCTTCAGTGGTTTACAAGCACAAGTCAAATTTTCAGAGTGGAAAAAAGTATGAGTAACGGCATCAAAGTTGTAAAGCGAGACGGAAGTACCGAGAAGATCAATCTCGATAAGGTACATAAGATGGTTGAACATGCCTGTGCAGGTCTTGCAGGTGTTTCTGCTTCTCAGGTTGAGATCAGTTCTGGTCTACAATTTTTCGATGGTATCAAGACTAGCGACATTCAAGAGATTCTTGTACGTTCTGCAAATGATCTGATTAGTTTGGAAGCACCCAACTATCAGTATGTGGCAGCACGACTGTTGTTATTTGGTCTTCGTAAGAGAGTGTATGGCGAGCACCCAGATAATCACCCACCTCTCCTAGAACATTGTTACAAATGCGTAAGTGGAGCAGTATATGAAGGGCAAATTTTGCGTAAATATACTGCAGAGGAATGGGCACAAATTGATAGTTGGATTGATCATGATCGTGACATGCTATTCACTTATGCAGGTCTACGTCAGGTCGTTGACAAGTACCTCGTGCAAGATAGAAGCAGTGGCGAAGTATATGAGACGCCACAATATATGTACATGATGATCGCTGTTACTCTGTTCCAAGATTATCCTAAGGAGACTCGTCTCGAATATGTCCGACGCTACTACGACGCAATCTCAAAGCACAAAATCAACATCCCAACCCCTGTCATGGCAGGAGTTCGGACGCCACTTCGACAGTTTGCTAGCTGTGTTCTTGTTGATGTTGATGACACCCTCGATAGTATCTTTAGCAGCGACATGGCTATTGGTTACTACGTTGCTCAACGTGCAGGAATCGGCATCAACGCAGGTCGAATCCGTGGCATCAACAGTAAAATCCGAGGCGGAGAGGTTCAACACACAGGTGTGGTCCCCTTCCTCAAAAAGTTTGAATCAACTGTGCGATGCTGCACACAAAACGGCATCCGAGGTGGGTCAGCTACTGTCCACTTTCCTATCTGGCACCAAGAGATAGAAGATATCATTGTTCTCAAGAACAACAAAGGTACAGAAGACAATCGCGTAAGGAAACTTGACTACTCAATCCAGATTTCAAAACTGTTCTACGAACGATTCATCCAGAACGGAGACATCACCCTCTTCAGTCCGCATGACGTACCAGGTCTGTATGATGCTTTTGGCACTCCTGAGTTTGATGATCTCTATATCAAGTATGAATCTGATGAATCAATTCCTAAGCGATCTGTCCGTGCTCAAGAACTCATTCTGGACCTCCTGAAGGAGAGAGCAGAGACTGGTCGTTTGTACATCATGAACATCGACCACTGTAACTCCCACTCTTCATTCAAAGATAAGGTAAACATGTCCAACCTGTGTCAGGAGATCACTCTCCCCACAGATCCTATCGATCACATCGATGATGATGCAGGTGAGATTGCTTTGTGCATTCTGTCTGCTATCAACGTTGGTAAGATCAAGTCCCTGGATGAGATGGAGAACCTCTGTGACCTCGCTGTGAGGGGTCTGGATGCCCTTATTGACTATCAGGGATACCCAGTTGCTGCTGCTAAGCGTTCGACTCTTGCTCGCCGTTCTCTGGGCATTGGTTTCATCGGTCTGGCACACTACCTCGCTAAGCATGGATACTATTACAGTGAACCTCAGGCACTCACCCTAGTACATAAATTGACTGAGGCATTCCAGTACAACCTCCTGAAAGCATCTAATGAACTTGCAAGAGAGTATGGTCCATGTGCAGCATATGATCGTACTAAGTATGCAGATGGTATTTTGCCGATCGATACATACAAGAAGGAAGTTGATGAGTTAGTAGACCCAGAATACGATTATGATTGGGATAGTTTACGGGATGCTATCGCCCGCCACGGACTACGGAACTCAACACTGTCCGCACAGATGCCATCAGAGAGCAGTTCCGTTGTGTCAAATGCCACAAACGGAATCGAACCACCTAGAGACTACTTGTCCATCAAGAAGAGTAAGAAGGGTCCGCTCAAGCAGATCGTTCCTCAGTATGGTTCTCTCAAGAATAACTACACGCTTCTCTGGGACATGCAGTCCAACGAAGGATACATCAACGTAGTGGCAGTTATCCAAAAGTTCTTCGACCAAGCAATCTCTGGTAACTGGTCTTACAACCCCGAGAACTATCCAGATAATGAAGTGCCTGTTTCTGTGATGGCACAAGACTTCCTCAATACATACAAGTATGGTTGGAAGACTTCTTATTATCAAAACACATATGACAACAAAAAAGATGCAGACATCGACGAGAAATCTGAGAATGTTGACATCCTTATCCAACAACTGCTAGAATCAGAGGAGGAAGATTGTGAGTCCTGCAAAGTCTAAAGAAGTATCTGGTATGACCGTATTCAACAAAAAGAAAGTAAACAGCAAGAAACAACCTATGTTTTTTGGACAACCACTCGGTGTCCAACGCTATGACGGATTCAAGTATCCAGTATTTGATCGACTAACGCAGCAGCAACTGGGGTATTTCTGGAGACCTGAAGAGGTCTCCCTCCAGAAGGATCGTGCAGACTATGCACAACTGACTCCTGAGCAAAAGCATATCTTCACCAGCAACCTGAAGTATCAGATCATGCTGGACTCTGTGCAGGGTCGTGGTCCTGGTATGGCATTCATTCCATACTGCTCCCTCCCTGAACTGGAAGCATGTATGACTGTGTGGGAGTTCATGGAGATGATCCACTCTCGTTCATACACATACATCATCAAGAATGTGTACTCTGACCCAGGTGAGGTGTTTGATACTATTCTCGATGATGAACGTATCATCCAGCGTTCTGCTTCTGTTACTGAATCGTATGATCAATTCATTGAACATGCTCATCAGTATGACAACACTACTACTTGGGAACTTGCTAAGGAAGGACACGTATCTGGTATCTACGATCGTGTCGAACTGAAGCGTAAACTCTATCGTGCTATTGCTAATGTCAATATCCTGGAGGGCATCCGCTTCTATGTTAGTTTTGCTTGCAGTTTTGCTTTCGGTGAAAATAAACTCATGGAAGGTTCTGCAAAAATCCTATCCCTTATTGCTCGTGATGAGAATCAACACCTGGTGATCACTCAAAACATCATGAACAAGTGGCGTGATGGAGATGATCCTGAGATGCAGCAGATTGCTATCGAAGAGGAAGAGAATGTCATCAACATGTTCCGTCAGACCGTGGATGAAGAGAAGGCATGGGCAGAGTATCTGTTCAAAGATGGATCTATGATCGGTCTGAATGAACGTCTTCTTGGTCAGTATGTTGAATGGATTGCTAACCGTCGTATGAAAGCGATTGGCATCAAACCTATCTATGATATCCCTGCTAAGAACAACCCTCTGCCCTGGACTGAGCACTGGTTGAACAGTAAGGGTCAACAAAATGCACCTCAAGAAACGGAGATTGAAAGTTATGTCATCGGAGGAATCAAACAAGATCTCAAAGCAGACACCTTCGCAGGGTTCTCCCTCTGAGATTCAAAAGGACCTCTACACAGAGGTCACTAACTATTATAACAATCAGAGTGACGCTTGGATAGATAGTCTTTATGATGAGCTCATCAATAGCGGTAACGAATTAGAAGACCATGAAAATTTCTTCGATATTTGGGACAAAAACTACGCCAAGCGTCAACTCCTCAGAAGACTCAAAGCAGAAGAACCAGACGTGGACCTGGACGAAATGGGGCAATAACGTTGATATTCCTGAACGTCTCACAAAAGAACAGGTTCAGGAAATGATCGATAAGGCTATTGACAACCACAATAAAACTGCTACAATGATATCAGCATCGATAGGAGGGGTTCTCCTCTTCTTCTATGCTCATGGTGTACTCGCTGTGATCGATCGTGTATCACACTGAACAGCACCATGTCGTATAAATAATATGGTAACAATAGTTACCACTTATACGTTCATCTTACAATTATAGTAAGACGCAAGTAAGTCGCGGAACGGAGCGTTCATCCTATGTTATCATTGGCACTCATCTTTTTTAGTCACGTCCCAGTGGAGAATTATCTTCGCTGTGAAGACTATGAATGGTTGAAGCAGGGACTACAAGAGACAACTCTTTTCACTCCCTTTGAGAAATCTGATATTCTCATCCACTGGATGAATCATACAGATCCTCATTGTTTTGATAGCAAGGACGCACACGACTGAAGGAACGGGATTTAATTATCTCATTTCTTTAGGAGTACCTACAATGAACACACTAACCCTTATCAAGAAGCAGATCCAGAAGCAAGCAGCACTTCACGATGCTCAGATTGCGATGACCACTTATCGTGGTGTTCGCTATGAGTGCCAGCAAGGTGCTGAAGAAGTTCATGGAACATTCTGCTATCGCGGTCACACTTATAACAAGTGATATGGAAAACTATGTCTATCATCATGATGACATGGATAAAGATAGCAGACCACCCAGTTGTTATCAACTCAAATATAGAGGAGTAACATACTGGTCCTGCTATAATATGCACTTGCATGAATACTTTGAGCGTCTGCTTGAAGTTGAAGCAAGTAACAGGGGACGGTGACATACCGTCCCTTTTTTTATGTCTGCGAATAGATATAGCAGACGCTAATTCATTATGCCGAGATCTGCTTTGAACAAGAATGACATGCTCTACAGGGTCTACAAACTAAAGACTGGTCTGCATGACGGAACCATGTGGGGAGACGCCTCAGAGGAGCATAAAGAGGGCGTACACGATGCCTTAGGGAAGGTGCTAGAGATTCTAAACGAATACTCCTCTTGACATACATATCTAAAATAACTAGAATCAACACTGTCAGGGTTGGAAGAGATGGAACAGAGAAAGCTAAAAGAGATTATCAATGATCTAGAGAAAGTTCTAGATGATTTGAAATCAGAGGTCTATTCGGACCCTTCTAAATATCTTCAAGACATTGGATCCAATGTCAAGATTGGAGATGATAACGATGGAGAAGCAGATTGATTATGAAAACCCCTGGATTTATGAAGGTACTCCCTTCACTAGCGAGGATATTGGTGATTACTACGGGTTTGTGTACAGTATCCGTAACCTCATTTCTGATAGGCGTTACATTGGCAGAAAGTACTTCTGGTCGTTACGAAAGCCTAGAGGCAAAAGTAGGAGAGTTAGAAGTGAAAGTGACTGGAAGAAATACTATGGCAGTTCTGATGAAGTTGCTGCAGATGTCAAAGAGTATGGAAAGATACAGTTTGAAAGAACTATAATCAGCCTACATAAAACAAAGGGTCAATGCAATTTTGAAGAGACCCGACAACTTTTTCTACACAATGTACTAACGGAGGAGATGTCAGATGGAACACCTGCTTACTACAACAGCAATATTCTCGGTCGGTACATGCGGAAGGACTATTTCCGAGGTGGCACTTGCTCTTGACGCACCAGGGTAACACCTGCTATAATTACGGAGTAGTCAACCAATGAGGGACATGGGTTCTTTTGATTTCTACGATGATGAATTCCACACGCAACGCAGTATTGTCGATTCATATATCGATCGACTGCAAGAGTTGCTTGAGGATGGTTTGTACGAAGATGCCCAGCTCTTGAGTTCTAAGATCAATGACATGACATGGGTCAGTAGCTCAGTTGGATAGAGCAACTGCCTTCTAAGCAGTCGGTCACAGGTTCGAGTCCTGTCTGACCCGTTCCTCGCAAGAGGAAATGTTCAATGCTTAGGACAGAGATATGACTACCGCACAAAAGTTCGCACCTGTAACCAACATTCTTCGCGATGCCGTTACAGGAGATGTAAGTCTCGACACTGACTATCCTATTATTTTCCAAAAGGTCTATAGACATTACGAGGAAAAAGGTGTAGACTTCTATGGTAACTCAGAAGAGGATTACGCAATCCTCATCGACCGTCTTGAAATTGACTTGTTCTAAACTATGAAAACCAAAGTCCTCCTAGAACGTTATCCTTATCGATACGTGGAGTGTGGCATCCTAGAAATCAATGGGATGCCCGACTTCCGTCTCCAAAAGGCAAATGAGTACACAAAGCGATACTCTGACATCTATCTTTTTGACAATGGCGCTCAATGTTCACTCGCTATTGAGGACTTTGAATACACGAAATGGTTAGATCCTGATCGTGTTCCCTGTTATGTACGTGATTCCTGCTCTTGATTATGAACGTGTATGATCAGGCAGTTGCTTCTGCAAAAGAAGCATTCAAAACTGCCCTAGATACTGATGTAGATGCTTCTACATTGTCTGAACTCTGGAGACATTATCTTGGACTACGAGCAATCGTTGACAAGATTGCCCAGACAGACAAACCACAATTCAATATTGATTTACAACAATCGCCTTTGACTTTTGGAGATGATCGCATCAGTCTCTAGTCTTTGCCAATAGACTCTAAACTAGATGGTTGTAACGCATGAGAGATGTTTATACAACTCGTTGACGCGAACACCCCAAAAGAGTTTCCCCGTTCTCACAAAACGGGGTGGTGGAGTCAATTATGACCCTCTTAGTCTCGGGAAGACATAAAACTCGCCCTGGTCGGGATGGTCCTAGGACCCCTGGAGTTTCCTGCTTCTCTCAAAAGCAGGTGGTGCGGATGGGAACTCTCCCGCCTGTTTCTTATTTCAGTAAAAAATAAGTGGCGAGCCTGCTCTGGGGGACTTGACCCTCCCCCTCAAGCACATGTGGCGGAATTGGTAGACGCGCTGGGTTTAGGTTCCAGTGACTTATGTCGTGGAGGTTCAAGTCCTCTCATGTGTATACAATGAACTTAGTATTATGACTCTTCTAAATCTTTTTCCCTGTCCAATTATTCGAGAACCTGCTCATCCCGAACATAACTATCACCAGGTACAGCAAGAGATCCTACCTATCCTGAAAGCAGTAGAGGAAGGTGATCTAGAATGTGTGTCTTACATCTATAGAGACTGTAAGAAAGACAAGCAACTTGCTAAGGTCGGTAATGTTCTACCCACTTGGCAGATTGAAGATGATCTGATTGGCAAATACAATCTAGTAAATCTAGAGAAACGTATCTACGAGGCACTAGGAAAGTATTTGGGTTTCATCAAAGCAAATAAATCTGAGCACAATAAAGAAAACAAGAGTGCTGTTATCAAATGCTCTTGGATCAATATTGCCGAACGTGGAAAGTCCCACGACATTCATGCTCATCCTGGGTATGATATCGCTGGCATTTATTACTTTAGGGTGTCTGAAGATCAGGGTGGTATTACCTTCAACAATCCTAACATGATGGTGTATAATGGTAACTTCCCTGAGGGTCAGATGACTCCCATGAGTATGGAGATCATTCCACAAGACGGAGATCTCTTCTTGTTTCCTGCCTGGTTGCAGCACGGAACAAGACCAAACAAAACTGATGACCCTAGGGTCAGTATTTCATTCAACATCAACATCGAATAATTATGCAAATCCCTGATACTCTTCTCCGCCATCGTATTGATGGTAAATTTGTGGACGTGAGAACCCACGAGGTGTTCGGAGGCAAACGAGTCGTTGTCTTTGGACTGCCTGGTGCATTTACTCCTACCTGTAGCACTAAGCAACTGCCTGGTTTTGAAAAACTGTATACTGACATTACCACTCTTGGTATTGATGAAATCTATTGTACTTCTGTCAATGATTCGTTCGTGATGGATGCTTGGTTCAATGACCTGGGTATTCGTTATGTGAAACCTTTTGCTGATGGTTCTGGTCACTTTGCTGCCATGATGAATATGCTTGTGACTAAAACTAATCTTGGTTTCGGTCTTCGTTCTTGGCGTTATGCTACCATCATCAATAACCTGGAAATTGAACTGATGCGTGAGGAAGAGGGCAAACGTGATGATGCTGAAGACGATCCGTTTGAAATCTCTAACGCAGAAGGTATCCTAGAATACCTAAAGACACATCCGACTGCTTGACAAGAATGTAAAAATACTATATAATTCTGTAGTAAATCTTTACAAAGCATTATGACCGTCACAACTAATGAGCAGGGGCAGAACAATATGTTCGCTGTTGAACCTGCAATGTACATGACTGATGAAGACCGCGCTAAGTATGGCATGGAGTCTCATGCAGAACGTGCAGAAAAACTAAATGGTCGCACTGCAATGCTTGGATTTGTTGCTGCAGTCATCTCGTATGCTACTACGGGTAGCGTGTTCTTCTTTGGAGCATTTGGGTTCTGATCTATGCCAAATCCAAATGCTCTTTACGAGGACATGCAGAAGCTCGATGATTTGTATGAAGAGCTACTGTGGCATCCTGACGATGAATTACAATTTACCCACGATGGCACTAAGGTCATCATTATCAACAAAACATTGGAGGAAAAATCATGAATGAAAAAGCAGAACGTATCAATGGTTGGGCAGCAATGATCGGTGTGATCGCTGCTATGGGTGCATACGCAACCACTGGTCAAATCATTCCTGGAATTTGGTGATGGCACTAGCAGTACTGGCAGTCATTCTTTTTGGCACTTTTGTTGGTGCTGCCGTCATGACACAATCGGGCGAAGAAAACTGAATAGAAAGAAGGGGGGTCTTGACACCCCTCTTTTTTTATTCTAATATATACTCTGAGTCGTCACTCGAATCATTTCTCTTGGAGACGAATGCTGAGTTCAATTATTTCGATGCGCTTCAAAAACTTTATACCTGCTGCTGTAGTGGCAACTGCTCTTATTTCTCCTGCATGTGCAAAATCTAGCGTTGACGTTACTGTCAATGAGGAGAAGGCAGTACCCATCGAAGTGGTAGCAAAAGAGTGGAAGTGTCCTACCTGCAATAATAACGAGCAGTATGTTCTCGACCAACTCCAAGAAAAAACCAAGATCTCAGATCGTAATGCACTTGCAACGATTATGGGAAATATCAAATCTGAAAGCAACTTCATTCCCAACATTTGCGAGGGAGGGGCTAGAGTTCCTTACAACGCTTGCCGTAGCGGGGGTTATGGTCTTATTCAGTGGACCAGTCTAGGACGCTACAATAACCTCGGTAAGTTTGCTATACGCTACGGTTACGACCCTTCCACTCTTGAAGGTCAGACGGCATATATGATCAACGAAAGCGTCTTCCAACGCTACCTTCCTGAGTTTGAAGGTACTGGTAAGACCATTGATCAGTATATGGTTGCTGCATACTACTGGTTGGGTTGGGGCATCAAAGGTCACCGCCAACTCTATGCTTATGACTACCACAAGAAACTGGTATTTGCCTAAGTAAAAATACTCTAATTCAGGGGCTTGACGGATTCCCGAACCCCTGCTATACTAAATAGGTAAACAAATGTAACGGACCTTTACGGAGTCGTTACAAACCCCTGCCGCTTGACCGAGACTAGGCAGGGTTACCAATCCGTCTCTCATATCCTTACCTGAGGGTGGTAAGGAAATAAGTATCTCCACCATTTCCCTGATGGACCTACTTCTTTGTACAATTTCATGGCTAACTCTACTCTCGTTCAACAACGACAACAATCTACCTGGGACAACTTCTGTGACTGGGTAACTAGCACTGACAACCGTCTTTATGTTGGTTGGTTCGGTGTCCTGATGATTCCCTGCCTCTTGGCAGCGACCATCTGCTTCATCGTTGCCTTCGTGGCAGCACCTCCCGTCGATATTGACGGTATCCGTGAACCCGTCGCTGGTTCGCTTCTCTACGGTAACAACATCATCTCTGGTGCAGTTGTTCCTTCTTCTAACGCTATCGGTCTTCACTTCTATCCCATCTGGGAAGCAGCAAGTCTGGATGAATGGCTCTATAACGGTGGTCCTTTCCAACTCGTTATCTTCCACTTCCTGATCGGCATCTATGCTTACATGGGTCGTGAGTGGGAACTTTCTTACCGTCTGGGTATGCGTCCCTGGATCTGCGTTGCATACTCTGCTCCAGTCGCTGCTGCGAGTGCAGTGTTCCTCGTCTATCCTTTCGGTCAGGGTTCTTTCTCCGATGCTATGCCTCTGGGTATCAGTGGCACCTTCAACTACATGCTTGTCTTCCAAGCAGAGCACAACATCCTGATGCACCCCTTCCACATGCTCGGCGTAGCAGGTGTGTTTGGCGGTTCTCTGTTCAGTGCAATGCACGGTTCGCTGGTTACTTCTTCGCTGGTTCGTGAGACCACCGAAAATGAGTCACAGAACTATGGTTATAAGTTTGGTCAAGAAGAAGAGACCTACAACATTGTCGCTGCTCACGGTTACTTTGGTCGTCTGATTTTCCAGTACGCATCGTTCAACAACTCCCGTTCGCTGCACTTCTTCCTCGCAGCATGGCCTGTTGTCGGCATCTGGTTCACTGCTCTTGGTGTTAGCACCATGGCATTCAACCTGAACGGTTTCAACTTCAACCAGTCCATCATTGATGGTCAGGGTCGCGTTCTGAACACCTGGGCAGACGTTCTCAACCGTGCTGGTCTTGGTATGGAAGTCATGCACGAGCGTAATGCTCACAACTTCCCTCTTGACCTCGCTGCTGCTGAAAGCACCCCTGTTGCTCTCACTGCTCCTTCTATCGGTTGATATGGAACCTGGTAGTTTCAACCCCGCTGCTCAGGTGGCGGGGTTTTTTATAGGCATTCTTACTATTGCACTTCCGTTACTTTGTGTGGTATTATTATGATTGGTAATTTGGAACCAGAGGAAAATGTTATGAGCGACAATCGTTTCACCCAAGATGATCTATGGCACATGATGCATGATCTAGGGTGGGATGTTAGTACAGATGACATCTCACTAGAAATTGGGGGAACATCTGTTTATGGTATTGATGGTGCTGGTACTAAGTGGGCACCAAAATTAGGTACTCGAAAGTACAACCAGGATGCCTTTATCGTGATCAAAAATCGTTCACGCAATCCTGTAATCCCTTCTAAACCTATGGAGTAATAAATGACTACAAGTACACTTTCACAAAAATATCAAAGGGGGTGGTTCGATGTACTCGACGACTGGCTCAAGAGAGATCGTTTCGTTTTTGTTGGCTGGTCTGGACTTCTTCTTTTTCCCACTGCTTATCTTGCTCTTGGGGGTTGGCTCACTGGAACTACTTTCGCGACGAGCTGGTATACCCACGGACTCGCTTCTTCCTATCTTGAGGGTGCGAACTTTCTTACTGCAGCAGTTAGTTCTCCAGCAGATGTTATGGGTCATTCTCTTCTGCTTCTCTGGGGTCCTGAAGCTCAGGGAGATTTCGTCCGCTGGATCCAACTTGGGGGACTCTGGACTTTTGTGGCGCTCCACGGAGCCTTTGCTCTCATTGGTTTCATGCTTCGACAGTTTGAACTTGCACGTCTGATTGGTATTCGTCCTTACAATGCAATTGCTTTTTCAGGTCCTATTGCTGTATTCGTTAGTGTTTTTCTTATCTATCCTCTGGGACAGTCGTCGTGGTTCTTCGCGCCGTCGTTCGGGGTCGCAGCAATCTTCAGGTTCCTCCTCTTCCTTCAGGGGTTCCACAACTGGACACTGAATCCATTTCACATGATGGGTGTAGCAGGTATCCTGGGTGGTGCATTGCTCTCAGCAATCCACGGTGTTACCGTAGAAAATACTCTTTATGAAGATGGTGAACAAGCAAATACTTTCAAAGCATTTGATTCGACTCAGGAAGAGGAAACTTATTCCATGGTCACTGCTAACCGATTCTGGTCTCAGATTTTTGGTATTGCTTTCAGCAATAAGCGTTGGTTGCACTTCTTTATGCTTTTCGTTCCTGTCATGGGACTTTGGACAAGTTCTATTGGTATCATCGGTCTCGCACTCAATCTTCGTGCTTATGACTTTGTGTCTCAGGAAGTTAGAGCAGCAGAGGATCCAGAGTTTGAAACTTTCTATACGAAAAACATCCTCCTCAATGAAGGACTCCGTGCCTGGATGGCTCCAGTAGACCAACCTCATGAGAACTTCGTGTTCCCTGAAGAGGTCTTGCCAAGAGGCAACGCTCTGTGATATAATAAGGGGGTCTTCGGATCCCTTTTTTTATGACCTACGAAGCAACGGTCGAATTCAAGTTTGATGCTACCTACACTCACTCCTATGGTGGATTTGGTTCTACTATTGGTGATGATGACTTCCTACCTGAAGAGCATTATGTGATCACTGCACCTGCTGCTGATCTCAATGCCAAACAGTATTTCAAACTGTTTGAGAAGTTCATGCTATGTGTAGGCATGTGCCCCTCATCTATCAGATCAGGTGCTATGTCGTTGGTCTTCAACGATTATGTTACTGAGGAAGAGCAGCGTAAGGTCTGTAAAGAGTATGAACTGACCATGGATGAGGACCTGGAGAAGAAATACCAGGACTTCAAAGAGCGTGATGCTCAGTGGGCAAAGATGAATGCTCATTATAAAAATAACTTTGAAGATAGTGCTAATGGAGTAGCATGACTGAAAGGGATCGTAAAGCAGAGTATCAACGTTTATCACCAGAAGCAAAGGCAAGAAAGAGTGCTCGCAATCAACTACCAGAAGTAAAACAAAAGAAAAAAGAATACTATCAAAGAGACAAACATTTGATAAAGGAAAGATACCATCAGAATTTTGCTATTGTGGTCAAGTTCTTGGAAGAAAGAGATAACCATGAGGGATGTATCAAATGTGGTAGCAAAGAACGACTAGAACTTGATCATATCAATCAACAAGACAAAAGTTGGAATCCAAAGCGTAGTATGGCTTCCAAAGTTTTATCAGAAAACTTTTGGGAAGAAATCAACAAGTGCCAACTCTTATGTTTTGATTGTCACAAACAAAAAACCATTCAACAACTTAGGAAAACCCCATGACTATCCCACATTTCAAATCCCAACATGATTGGGAAGCATTTACCCAAATCTTTGATAGTCAGTGGCATTGTAAGAAAGCACTGCTAGATCGTGTCAAAGATGATATGTTCCCCAATACATCCTGGAACGGACTTACCGCAAAGTCTATTGAAGTTATCAATGACATCGTAACAAATCTCCTGTACGATGTAGATCGTAAGTTCAAAGAGACCCACCAGGACTACAAGACTGAGGATGATGAAATGTTCATTCCTTATCGCTCATTCAAAGAGAATGTGCTTGAAGCATTGAATGAAGCACTCACACCCTATGAGTTGCAATATAAGGAACCGCAGTGATCTAAATGTGGAGAATTTGGGCAAAAGCATTAGGGGAGAAGCATGGACGAAACGACAAAGAAGCAGATCTTATTGCTTGCATACGCACCATTATTTTTATTTCTTACTTGGTCACTAACTGTTTTATTATATCTGGAGTAATTCGACACTGGAATGACGTACCACAATCCCAAATCGAAACCACCAAATGATGATGAACTTATGGGAGAAATCGATGTCGATCGTGACATGCTTGAATGGTTGTATGGATTTGATGAAGACGAAGACACCTATGATGATCTCAGTGGTACAGAACTATGACATATAGATATAGAGTGAGTGTTTGAACCAGATACATAGATGGCATTTTACCGTCCTGAAGGAAACTTTGGACCTGTATGTGATCCTATTGGAGTTATCACAGCAGGGTCGGATCCTGTTGTCATTGATGAACAAATTTCTGATAATGATTTCAAACCCTGCAAAGGGTTTGCTGAGTATCCACCCAATCCATCTTGGGTAACAATGCCAACTCAAACTAGAGTTCTTTGTAGGGAGATTGAAGGTGGTGCTGTCGAATATAAGTTTGAAACTGACATTGAATCGGATGCCCTTTATGTGGCAGAAGAGATCAATAGACGTATTGCCGAACTAACACTAGCAGCAGTACCACCTGCCGTTCCATTTGAACCATATGATCCCAATAGATATTGCCAAGAATTTTTTGGTGATACAAAATTGTATCCTGAAACACTAAACGGGGTAACAACTTACTATAAACTAAAGTCAGTACCGAGATCTTATAGTGTCACCCACACTACCTGGGATGATGAGATGAATGTAGAAGCAGCATGGATCTCACAGGGTGTCTGTAGTTTTGAAGATAAAACAATTGCTGGTGGTACTGCTGCATATGTTGTTACTGACTTCACTGTAGACACTACAGGAACACACACTCTAAGATATAGATTTTCTAAACAGGGTGAGGTGTGGTTGAATTACTTTGATGAGAATCCAAACAATAGAATACAGTTGTTGAATGTAACTGAGACCAGATCTTCTTATGACAACTCACAGTTTGAAACCAAACAAGTAACCCTTACTGAGGGAGATTATAAACTTTATATTGTAATTGAAAATCCAACAGTAGGAACTTTCAAGAAACTATGGGATGATTCTCCTGCTGCTGTAGGTATGCAAATCTATGAGGGTTCTTACAGCAGCAGTACGGTGAATGGTATACCTACCTCTGTGGGTATCGTAACATCAAGCAGTCAGGGTTCTACATACACAAGTTCCTGGGGTCAGAATTGGATCCGAGATGATGATGATCAGTCTGGAGTGTTTGCACTTTCTGAAGGTGGACAAGAGTACAATGTTAGTTTCTCTAACTCTGGTCTCACAGGAACAGCAAAGGTAAAACCAATTGTGACTCATACATATAACGCAACCACCCAACAAAATGAGTACATCACTACTGCAGAATGGACAGTCCATGATGTAACTGCATTTGGTAGTGGCAAATCAGTTGACGATAGGATCACTATCAGTTATACTGGATCTGTTGGTGGAACAATTACTGCAGACGTAAAAGTCTTTGCAGTTACAAATCAAACTACCACTACAGGTACAAAGATTTGGTCCACAAGTGAAAACCTTACAGGTTATTTTAGGTCTACAACTCCCTTTGATGATTGATGGAAATTAGTAAAGACAATCTACCAGATTCTGTAAAGAAACTAATCGGTGACGATGAGTTTGTCATTGAAACTTTTTGTCCAGATCAAGACCCTGCTCTTACCGAAGCATTCGGTATGGATCCTGTCGAACGTGAGATTATGAAACTGCAATCTCAATATCAAATGAGAAAAGCAGTAGATGAACTGAACAAAGTTCGCTTCCCAAAGAAATATAAGAAGCGTAAAACTTCTAAAAAACATTCAGTTTTGGACGAGTTGAAAAACTTATAAATAAATTCACGCAACCAATTGTTACGTTTTACAACAGAGGATGGTGCCTCAACTACTCGCGCCAATCTGTTGACCTGACCACGGTTATGTGGTATAATAAACAAAGCGAAGGGTAGTCGAACCCTTCCGACATCTGTGGGTAACCATTCCACAAGCAAAAATTACGAGGTAAACTACTATGATCAAATCCGCATTCGCAGCTCTGGCTGCTGCTCCCCTTTTCGCTGGCGCTGCTTTTGCAGGTCCTTACGTGAACGTCGAAGCTAACTCTGGTTGGACTGGTTCTAACTATGGTGGCACCGCTATCGATAACCATATTGGTTACGAAGGTGCTCTGGGTGAGTCTGCTTCTTACTACGTTCAGGGTGGCGCTACCGTCAAACTTCCTGATGGTGGTGACGCTAAGTGGGTTCCTTCTGGTAAGGCAGGCGTTGGCGTCGGTCTGACCGATTCTCTCGGTGCTTACGGCGAAGTCTCCTTCGTTGGCAGCGGCGAGTCTGGTGTTGACCGTGGTTACGGCACCAAAGCTGGTCTCAAGTGGACCTTCTGATCCTTCCTACATAGCGTAGAAGTGGGGGACCTTCGGGTCCCCTTTTTATTCGGAGATAATTATGAACTTCAAAGTATATACACGTACAGGTTGCCCTTATTGTGATAAAGTAAAGGCAGTTCTTAGTGGCAAAGGACTTAGTTACAGTGAATATGTTCTCGATATTGATTTCAATCGAGAAAGTTTTTACCGTCAGTTCGGCAATGGTTCGACATTTCCCCAAGTTCTAATGGATGGTAAACAACTAGGTGGATGTACAGAAACAGTACAGTATCTACGGGAACAAAAACTCATCTAAATAATTCTGAGTTTATCCAAAAGGAGGTTGGGTTTCCATAGATCACTAATAAACTAAGGAGGGAAACTCATGGAAGTAGCACTAGTTGTACTAGTTGTACTTGGCGCTTTTATACTAGGTGGCGTAGTCATCTGGTCAGTAAAAGACCACGTTGATGCATTTATTGATAATGCTGCTTATGCCAAAGCAGTAACACATCCAGAAATGTTGGATGAAGACGGTAATGTATTACGTGATGAACTCATCTACATCCGTCCAGACAATTCCATTTGGGAAGACTGGGGGGATGAAGAAGAAGACGAAGATTGATTATTGAGGTATCGCAATGGCTAGACAATCACTTACTAATAGCAGTAAGAGACTATTGATTAGCGAAGTTTTACAGAAAGTTCACAACGCTAAGACCAAAGTAGAAAAAATTTCTCTGCTTCGGAAACATAATAGTACTGCTCTTAGACAACTCTTGATTTGGAACTATGATGAATCTATAGAGAGCATGATCCCTGAGGGTGATGTTCCTTATACTCCTAATGATGCTCCTGCAGGAACCGAACACTCTCGGTTAGAGCAGGAGTATCGTGGTTTTTATCGCTTTGTAAAAGGTGGAGACAGCAGACTCCCCTCCCTGAAGAGAGAGTCCATGTTCATTCAACTTCTTGAAGGACTGCATGAGTCTGAAGCAGAGGTTCTGTGTCTTGTAAAAGATAAGAAACTCACAGACAAGTATCGTATTACATTCAAAGTAGTTCAAGAAGCATTTCCTCAGATTATATGGGGGGGACGCTCTTGAAGTTTATCGCTAAGGATTGTGACCCATCTCTCGCACAGGATAGGTCACTTCCTTATACCGCATACTTGGTTGAGTACCTACAAGATGGCATGACCAAGTTTGATTTGGTGTATGGTAATAAAAAGTCTGAAATCTTTGATCATTATTGGGATCTATACAGACATGATCTCATCAACATGACACAATCTGAAGGTAGAGTAAATCCTAAATTATGGAACGATCCAAAGGCACAGAAAAAGAAAGGAAAATGACTGTCTATCTCGATAAGAGGGCAGAGGAAGACCCAGACAAAAAGGAAGAAGAGCAGGAGGTAGAACTAGAAATACAAAAGAAACTTGCTGCGGTTGCTCTTGCTAAGTTCACCTGGCATTTTATTGCTGCACCTATTGCATTCTTTCTTCTCTGGAATTCTTGCTTGACACCTGTGCTAGGAATTGGTAAAATAGGATATCTAAAGTCATTAGGAATTTTGACTATAGCAGCAATTGTTAGAGGAGGTCCTAAGTTTGAGCCCAATGAATGATGTGAAACTGGTTCAGGTTACACCTGATGCAGAAGCAATGATGGCATACATTGCCCGAGTGAGTAATCCGAATAATCAAGACAACCCTAACTATGCCAAACTTCTAGGGTACTGCATCAAACATAACCACTGGTCTGTGTTTGAGCAGAGTTCTATGACCCTAGAGATAAATACTACTCGTGGCATCGCAGCACAAATCCTGCGCCACCGTTCGTTCACCTTCCAAGAGTTTTCTCAGCGGTATGCAGATACTAATCTGCTTGCCGATACAATCCCAACTCCTGAATTGCGTCGTCAGGATACTAAGAATCGTCAGAATTCTACTGATGATCTTGATTCCGAACTTACAAAAAGTTTACAGCGCCGCATGTCACATGTCTTTGCTGATATAATGGATCTATATGATGACATGATTGCAGCAGGAGTGGCAAAAGAATGTGCTCGCTTTGTGCTCCCACTCGCAACGCCCACCAAAATTTACATGACGGGCACATGTCGTTCATGGATCCACTACATTGAACTTCGCTCTGCTAATGGAACACAAAAAGAACACATGGATGTTGCACTGGGTGCTAAGCGCATCTTTACGTGTACGTTCCCTTCCGTCGCTGACGCATTGGGTTGGACTTGTCCTGATGACGATTGCAGGTGCGAAGAGATCCAAAACTACGCCCCCTCATTGATGATAGAGTAATGCCAACTTACCCAGTAATAAATAAGACCACAGGAGAAAAGAAAGAACTCCACATGTCCATGACTGAATACTGTGCCTGGAAGGATGAGAATCCTGACTGGGACAAAGATTGGTCAGAAGGTTGCGGGGGAGTCTACTACGGCAAACCCAAACAATCTGATGGCTTCAAAGAGGTCATGAGTAAAGTCCAGAAAAAACATCCTGGCGCTAACCTATCCCGATTTACCTAATATGCCTAGATCTAGAAAGCGTAATAATGGTGCTCCTCCAGTACCTCCTGGTATGTCTGCCAAGCAAATCAAACGTCGTAAACCAATCGATGCATCTTACATGGTTCCTATTGAACCAGTAACAGACAACCAAGAATGGATGTTCAATGAGTATGCTCTAGGTAAAAACATGCTACTCCATGGTGTAGCAGGTACAGGCAAGACATTTATTACTCTCTACAATGCACTGAGAGAAGTGCTTGACGAGAACACTCCTTATGATAAAATCTATATCGTAAGATCTCTAGTACCAACTCGTGAGATTGGTTTCCTTCCTGGGGATCATGAAGATAAATCATCGCTCTATCAGATTCCATACAAGAACATGGTAAGATACATGTTCAGTATGCCTGACGATAATTCGTTTGAAATGCTTTATGATAACCTCAGAGCACAAGAAACTATTTCTTTTTGGTCTACTTCTTTTATCCGTGGAGTTACTCTTGACAATGCTATTATCATTGTCGATGAGTTCTCTAATCTAAACTTCCATGAACTTGATTCTATCATTACCCGTGTTGGTGAAGACTCTAAGATCATGTTCTGTGGTGACATCACTCAGTCTGACCTAACCAGAGAGAGTGAGAAAGCAGGCATCTCAGACTTCATGAAGATCATTCAAAACATGGAAGAGTTTGCTTGTATTGAGTTTGGTATTGAAGATATTGTACGTTCTGGTCTAGTCAAATCTTACCTCCTGTCCAAATATAAACTTGGTTATTGATGTTCAACTTTGTGAAAACCATCGACTTCGTAGAACCCAATGTGGTTCAGGAGAATGGTGTACGTTGGTATAAGTTCGGAAACCAAGATAAATACTATCCGAGTGTAACTTCTGTTACTGGCATTCGCTCCAAGAAGTCTATTGCTGAATGGAGAAAGCGTGTCGGTGAAGAAGAAGCAAACAAAGTATCTGCCAGAGCAACCTCACGCGGCACAGCGTTCCACCTACTCGCAGAAAAGTATCTCAAAGGTACTATCACCGAGAAAGATAAGGATCATCCTCTTGCATACTATATGTTCTCTTCAGCGAAGGACGCTCTTGACAAAATTGATAATATCCACTGCTTAGAAACACCATTGTATTCAGACTACCTCGGTCTCGCTGGGCGAGTCGATTGTATTGCTGAGTTTGATGGTGAACTAGCAGTCATAGACTTCAAGACATCCACTAAACCAAAAGAGGAGAAGTGGATTGAAAATTATTTTGTTCAAGAGACTGCCTACGCTGCTATGTTTTTAGAACGTACAGGGTTAGAGGTAAAGAAAATTGTCACACTGGTCGCAGTCGAAGAGGGCTCTATTCAAATCTTTCAGAAGTACAATATTGATGACTATTTACAATTACTCAAGTGCTACATCGAAGAATTCACTAGGAGCCAAACAAATGAATAAGAAGGAAGTCGAAAAGAAATTTATGACTTCCGCAAAGTTTGCTGAAGAGATCGAAACCATTGTCAAAAATGGTAAGGGTCTGGTAAACTATATTGATGCTATCGTTTCATTCTGCTCAGAGAATGAGATCGAAATGGAAACAGTTCCCAAACTGATGTCTAAATCTCTGAAGCAAAAACTGCAATACGATGCACAAAAACTAAACTACATCAAAAAAACATCTAAAGGAGTTTTGCCATTGTGACTGGGTTTGAAGTGTACCGCACTTATCTTGCATTGAAACAGCACTTCACTAAAGAACAGTATGATTTCTTCCAATATAAAGGAAAGGTCCGAGCAAATGAAACTTCCTTTCAGAAACGAAAGGATGTATATTTTTTCAAGAAACTAGGTGTGAAGTACAGTCATGAAGACTTACTTTACTACCTAGTTTCTAATTTTATTACAGACTTTGGTGGTTACATCAGAAACTTCAACGATGATGTATACAAAACTTGGAAAGTCAAGCAAGAATCTTTTACTTATAAATTCAAAGAGGACATCGAGTATTTACTAGACGAAGTTGATGCTCCTTACGAAGAGAATTTTGACAAACTATTCACTGCAAAGTCTGGAACACACCCCATCCTTTTGAAAAGTTTCTATGCTCAGGACATTAGTCTTGAAACGATGGCAGTGCTAGAGCATTGTCTTGGTTATGTAAATCAATTTGATAAGACACTAACAGATCCTGTGTGGAGAGAGACTAGACTAAAGATTGTCAAGTACATACCTTTCTTAGATATTGAATGTAGCAGATATAAAAAAGTAATCTTAGAAACAATAAGGAGAAAACTATGAGTTTTTTCAAGTCGGAAATCGTCCAACAAGATCTAGAAGAAATCTTTCAGACTTATCAATTCATCGCACATATGTCTGCCAATCTTCCAGACATGTCGCACCACGATAGAATTCAACACATCAATGACACCAAACAGCTTGTGGAAAAGCAGAAGTTGTTCTATACTAGGTTGTGTCTGGCGGCGTCGGAGGATGCAGAAGCACTTCAGATGAAAGAGCGTATCGATGCATTGACACAAGCGTTCGGGTATGCTAATCTGAATGAGTGCGTGGAAGGGATGCTTGAAATCCTGAACGGCGCTATGAAAAAGGAGTTGGAAGAGAACTCCTAAATAGTATCGGTACGCCGATACAGTACCAACAGACCAAATCCAATCTAATACGAGGTAATCCTATGTCTTTCGCAAGTCTCAAGAAGTCCAGTGGCAATAACTTTGCCAAACTTACTCAAGAAATTGAGAAGTTGAATCAACCCACCAGTGGTGGTGGTGCTGATGACCGTCTCTGGAAACCTGAACTTGACAAGAGTGGCAACTCTTATGCTGTTATCCGCTTCCTCCCTGCACCTGATGGTGAAGACCTGCCTTTCGCAAAGGTCTGGTCTCATGCTTTCAAAGGTCCTGGTGGTTGGTACATCGAGAACTCTCTAACTACTCTGGGTAAAAAAGATCCCGTGGGTGAACTGAACCGCGAACTGTGGAACAGTGGTGTTGAGTCGGATAAAGAAGTTGCCCGCAAGCAAAAACGTAAACTGTCCTATTATGCTAACATCTATGTTGTTAGTGATCCCACTCGCCCTGAGAACGAAGGTCGGGTCTTCCTCTACAAGTTCGGGAAGAAAATCTGGGACAAGATTGTAGAGGCAATGCAACCCCAATTTCAAGATGAGACTCCTGTTGACCCCTTTGATCTGTGGAAGGGTGCGGATTTCAAACTGAAAGTCCGCCAGGTAGAAGGTTATTGGAACTATGATAAGTCTGAGTTTGCTTCTCCTAGCACTCTCGGTAACTTCGATGACGACGATCTCGAAAAGATCTGGCGTCAAGAATTCTCTCTGAAGGACTTCACTGATCCTCAGAACTTCAAGACCTATGAAGAACTTCAACAGCGTCTCACTACTGTTCTCGCTACAGGTTCTGCACGTCCAAAGTTTGATGCAGAAACTGCTGAGGACGAAGAAACTGTCTCCTTCGGAGGCGGTGCTAACCAACGATTCGGATCCTCCTCTGGATCCAAACCTGAAACCCCTAAGCAGTCTTGGGCAGAAGAAGTATCTTCTTTCCGAGAGAAGGCGACTGCAGTTGCTCCATCAACTGATGATTCAGACGACACTCTCTCGTTCTTCGCAAAACTTGCAGAAGAAGATTGATCGATAAATAAAACTGAATATCGTCGTCGCAGGACGGAGGGGTAACTGGCCACTATCAGTACGACCCCTCTTTTTTTCTGCTATAATAAGAGCATAACTGAGGTCACTATGAAACTACCTAACTGGCAACACCACTCTAAGAAAGAGCAGAAGCGTAGTCTGAAACCACAAGCAATGCGTCAGGCGAAAGCACGTCGTCAAGCACTGAAGAAGAAACTGGTTGCTGCTTCAGCACTGATGGTTGGGTTTGGTTCTCCTGCTATGGCACATACGTATCATCACCACCATGAACATCACTACAAACCAAGACCATATGTAACCACATCATATAACTATCGAACTTGCACAAAGACAGTTACTACTCACTTCTTTTTTGCTGGTCAATGGTCTGAGAGAGTTGATTATCAAAGGATCAAAGGGTGCCGAAAGCATCATTACCATCATGATTACAGCACTAGGAGATTTGATCCTCCAGTTCTTCCTGCCTTCCCCGAAAGAAAACGTGATCGTCAACCCGATCGTCAACCTGATCGAGCACAGAACACTGATGACAACTCCTGCATCGAAGGTAGCATCCTCGGAGGCATCGCTGGAGGCGGTCTGGGTGCTGCTCTGAGCAGAGGAGACGGTCGTTGGTGGGCAGTGCCTACGGGGATCGTTGGAGGCGCTCTGGTGGGGTGTCAGGTTGATGGGGGTTAGTACCCTGTAGAACCTCCAGTACCACTACTACCAGTGCTACCAGTGCTACCATTTGTTGTTCCACTGCTAGAACCAGATGTCTGTGACTGTGTTGGATTGAAACTACCAGTCACAGAACTTCCAGTTTGAACGATGTTGGTAGTGTATGTGGCAACTGTTGTAGAAGTTGTTTCTTCTTCTGCCTCTAGGAATGCTTTGGTAGACTGTGCAGCAGCAATAAAGTTTTTGTACTTACCAAACTGAGGTGTAATACCAACACCAGAACTATTGACCAAGAATCTATTCAGTGGTTTGAGGTTAGTTTTTGGTACATCATACTCATCCTGCTCAGAGTTTCTTAGATAAGAAGTAAGCTCCTCAAACTCATACAAGAAGTCATCGATGAGAGCAGGTTCAAGAACATAGATAAATCTTTTCTTTTCGTTTTCTAGTTCTTCATACTCATAGTTAGTGATTGATGTAATTGGATTTAGTATTGCCTCTTTTGTTTTATAGTTTACAGGTGCATAATCTTCTTGGACAATCAAACCACCCCTTTGGATTAGTGTACCGTCAGCATCTTTGATTTCCCTAGTTTCCCAGTGGTGAATTGCAACTTCATTGCCAGCACCATACTTCTCAATTACAAATCTAGAAAGTTCATCGTTGGGATCCTTTGGCCATGACATGTAAGGATCCGTCATGTTGTTTGCGATACAGAGAGTCCAGTCTAATCTAGAGTCACGATATAGTTTGTATGCAACGTTGTCTGGTCTATCACCAGACTGAATTACATAGGGACTAAAGAGAGTGACATACTTACTCATGTCCTCTCTGATCTTTGCAGTTCTGAAGAAGTTTTTTACTCTAACATATGCAATAGAGTACTCTTCAAAGTATGAAACTGATTTCTCAACACCGACGTATTGATCTGGAACGTAGTCGAAAAAATATGACATATCAATACCCCTGTGATGCGAGTTCTTTTGTGATGTATGCTGTTTCTTTGAATTGCATATTGAGACTAATTGCAGGCACTTTTAGTTTGTTTGCTGTTGAGTCTGCCGATTTCAATGCTGTGTATGCTCCATCAGGTGTGTACTGCACATCCATACTTTCCATAACACACTGCATAAATTTGATGTGAGGAATCTCCTGTAGTTCAGCACCATCAGGAACCAGTCTCATGAACTTCAGTTCAAATTTATCTGGGACATAAATGTAACGACCTTTAGCAGGGCTTCCTCCTGCATTTACTGTAGAATCATCACCACCCATGTGTGGAAGCATACCCTCTTTCAGATACTTTACGATTTCACCAATCGTTGTTGCCTCGCCATCATTTCTTGCAACCAATTTGAACGAGAAGGAGAAGGTTCTAAAACCTGTTCCTTTGAATAGTATTTCTTCATATGGGTTGAAGATTTTACCCTGAGATACTGCGAGTAGATCGTTTTTACCACCACTGAACTCACTACCCATAATGTTTCCCAGACCTCGGGTCACGTCAGTAACAGCACTCATAACCATCTCTGGCATGGCAGCACCACCAAGTGCTTGTAGAGTTGCTGTTGCTTCAGACTTACCGAAGGTTTTACCAGCAGCAAGTGCTTCACCTGCTGCCATACCGACAGTACCAAATGCTACTTTGTCGTATGAAGCAGCATACTGTGCAGCGATTCCGTTAGGACATGCCAGATAAACTACAGTACCGTTTGGTGTGACGTTATCTAATTTAGCACCAGCAGTGTTGTAGAAAAATCCGTTTGGCATTTCTGATTGTTTTTTCAGTGCCAATCTTCTTATACTTAGGTAGTCAATCGATCCAGTAGGTTGATCTGGATCCGTGTATGACATACTGCCAGGAACGGGAGGTCTATTTGGATATACTAAGTTTGCCATTCCTACCTAAATACTTTTAGTCCTAATTATATTTATCATGCGCTACCAGGGAAAGTACACACCATCCTTCCCGCAAAAGTACAAAGGCAACCCTAGGAATATCATTTACAGATCATCCTGGGAGTATAAATTCATGAAGTTCTGTGATATCACCCCTACTGTACTTGAATGGGGTAGTGAAGAGATATTTATACCTTATATATCTCCTGTTGATGGCAAGAAGCACAGATATTTTCCTGACTTCTATGTAAAAATAAAAGGCAAAGGAAAATACATCGTTGAGGTAAAACCATTTTACCAAACACAAGAACCCAAGACACAACAGCGACATACTAAGAAGTACATCAGAGAAGTTGTTACTTACTCAGTCAACCAAGCAAAATGGAAAGCTGCCGAAGAGTTCTGTGCTGATAATTCAATGCAATTTATGTTGATCACAGAGAAAGAACTGAAAGTCTAATGTCAAGTTTAGCCAACTGGAGTAATACAGAACCATACGCAAAGTCAACTCTTGGGGGTAATCTCCAAGAGTTCATGGCGCATGTGCTTAGTAGTAAGACACATGAGGTATCCAGATCTAACATCTGGCACTTTGATATGACGTTTCCCACCATTCTGCAGGGTAGTTTGGGGGATCTTTTTGCTGGTGCATTTACTACATCTGATCTTTCAGCTGCTAGAAAGACTATTACAATGTATGCTAATGAGGTGAACACACCCACTAGACAGGTGACAACTTCATCTCATAAGATGGTTGGTTCTGAGTATGAATATGCCACAGGTTCTACCTTCAGTGAGACAAACGTTCAGTTCTTTATTCCTAGAAACTACATCGGAGTAACTATCTTTGAACGTTGGATGAACATCATGGCAAACGATGCCAACCAATATGTAGATTTCTTTGACGACTATGTTGCACCTACGTTTACTATATACAAACTAGAACGAGGTGGTGGTGGAGACATCCCACTAACCAACGAAACTCTAAGCCAACTAAACTCAGACAACAGACCACAGTACAATAAAGTTTCTGGTATGTGGGTCATGTTCAATGTCTTCCCCAAAAATATTGGAACCTTACAGTTCAACAACCAACCAGGTGCTCCTCTGACCCTGGATGTTACGTTGAGGTATGAGAGATTCAGATTCTATCCCGAACCAAGCACCGATGTGAAGGGTGGCATCTTAGTCTAAACCAAAATCAACTTTTGATTACAAAAATAGCGGAAAAAAATTTCCGCCAAAAATTTGACCCCCTTAGATTTTTTACTAAATAATCATACTGAATTGAGAACATTATGGCACTCCCGAAGCTTAGTACACCACAGTATACTTTGAAATTGCCCTCTACTGGTAAGCAAGTAAAGTATAGACCATTCCTAGTCAAAGAGGAGAAACTTCTTCTCATGGCAATGGAATCTGAAGATGAGAAAGAAACCATCGAGACTATCAAAACGATTATCAAGTCGTGTACTGATATCAAACAAAGAGTAGATGAGTTACCTACTTTTGACATTGAATATTTGTTTTTGAAGATTCGTGCAAAGTCTGTTGGCGAAAAGTCGAAGGTCATTCTTACTTGCCCTGATGATAACACCACCAATGTGACTGTGGATATCGATCTTTCTGACATTGAGATCACTAGTGATCCTAAACACGATAAGAAGATTGAACTGAGTGATACTGTTGGTATGGTGATGAAGTATCCATCACTGGAAACTTTCGTCAAGATCAACATTACTGGTTCTTCCGACAATCAGATCGATCAGGTGTTTGATCTTGCATGTGATTGTATTGACCACATCTATGATGAGAATCAAGTTTATGATGGTACTGATACACCTAGGAAAGAAAAACTAGAATTTCTTGAGCAGTTGAGTTCTGATCAATTTGCAAAACTCCAATCGTTCTTCGAGACGATGCCTAAACTGAGCAAAGAAGTTCCAGTCAAGAATCCTAAGACTGGTGTTGAAAGTAAAGTTATGCTTGAGGGTCTTGCATCTTTTTTCGGGTAGCGATGTTGCATAATACGTTGAAAAACTATTATGAAACCAACTTCGCGCTAATGCATTATCATAAATGGGATCTTGAACAAATGGATAACCTTATCCCATGGGAAAAGGAAATCTATGTTGGCATGTTGATGCAACACCTCAAAGAGGAAGAGCGTCGTTATAAAGAACAACAACAACGAGCCAGCATGTAATGGCAGGTAAACTAGGATATAAATTTGTAAACCCAGCACTCACAAGCGACGAAAAGACCGCTGTAAAGAGTGCTGGGATTCCTACTGACAATTTACCACACAAAAGACTTTTACTTGGAGTCAATAGACTTGGTGCTGCAACGAATAGCATCTATGATTCAGTAAAAGCACTAAAAGGATTAGAAGAAGTCCGTGCAATCTCTCTTAGAGATGAGGAAGTAGATAAGAGAAGGGCGAGAAGAGATAAGAAACTAGATAAGGCAGAGGATAGACAGGAGGGGAAACTAACTAAAAAGGAGATGCAGGGCGGCGAGAAAGAAGCTGCCAATAAGATCAAGAAAGACAAGAAGAGTAAAGGTATTCTTGAAAGGATCTTTGGTCCAATCTTCAATCTCCTAGCACCGTTTATAAAATTTACGGCACTATTATCGGCACTAAAGTGGTTCTCAGACCCAAAGAATACGGAGAAGGTAGAGAGATTCGTTGAATTTCTTGGTGAGATATTCAAGTTCTTATACAAGTGGGCAGAATTTGGTGTCAAAAATGTCCTGAATGGACTTGGTGATGTATTTGGTGGTGTCAATAAGTTCAAAGAGGGAAATATATTAGGTGGTGCCTGGGATTCTGTAATGGGTCTGGGGCAACTCCTTATGGGATTGATTGCCCTGAAGGGTCTTGCATTATTCTTGAACCCATTCAAGTTGATGGGTCGCATCCTCGACCTGATGGATGTAGTAGATTCTCAGGAGAAAGGAGGCGGTCCATTAGACTGTCTACCAGACCCGACAGATGCAAAAGGACCGAAGGGGCGTCGTCCTAAGGGTAAGTTTGCAAAACTTCTACAACGTGCTAGGATTGGCATCAAGAGGTTACGCAGGTTCCTCAAACCAATTCTTCTTAGAGCAATAGCACTCTTGAGTGGACTTGCATCATCACTTGCTGGTCGTATTGCTAGGTTTGGTGCCTCGTTCATGCAACGTGTTGCCCAACCACTAATCAAACAAGCAAGTGAGGAACTTGTAAAGAGACTTCCTGCTGGTGTAGTAGAAGGTGCAGGAGCACTAAGAAAAACTGGTGAGAACTTAGTCAAAAATGTCACTGGAGGACTTGCTAAGGGTGCCGATGATCTTGCTAAGGGTGCTAGTAATGTAGCAGGGTTTGCTACTCAACAGGGTTCTAGATTTAGGAACTGGGCAGGCGGACTCTGGCAGGGTGCTGTGAAAGGTAAAGATGCTCTTTTCAAAGCAGCATCTGATAGATGGGCAACCATGAAGCAGGGTGCCATCGACATGGCACAAAGTGCTATGAAAACTGCTAAGGGATGGGGAGATAACATCATCAAAGGTGTTGTCGATCTAAAGAATAAGGCAGCACAGCAAGTTGTAGATGGAATTCTTGCACCACTGAAATCGCAAGCAGACAATCTGATTGCAAAGTCTCCTGTCTTGCAAAAGGTTCTAGGTATATTTGGTGGCGGTGCTGGTAAAGAAGGATTAGGTGAAGCAGCAGAAGCAGCGTTCAAAAAGTTCCTGAACTTTGCTAAACCAACAATTGAACCTCTTGCTAAGACTCTCAAAGGTCTGAACCTACCAGTTATTGATACTGTTATTGAGGGTCTGTTTGCTCTCTATAATTTGAAGCAGGGTGTTCCACCAGTTCGTGTTGCGATGCGACTGGGTGGTTCTATTGCTGGTCTAGCATTGGGTACTGCTCTAACGGGTAGTGCAGCATTCTTCTCTGGTGGTATGGGTGCTTTCTTGGCACCTGTTCTCATTGGTGTTACTCAGTTTGGTGGTGAGTGGTTAGCAGATCGTCTTGCCGATATGATGGGAATACCCGAGGGTCCTGGAGATGATCCAGAAACTGAGGGATCATTTGCTACAGGTGGTATCATCACTGAAAGATCTTTCATTGAGGTTGCTGAAAAAGAACCAGAAGTTGTTGCTGACCTGGGATTCATCAAGCAGTTGATCAATCCAATGACCAGCATTCTACCTGGTGCTTCAATGCTAGTTGGTAGTATGGCATCACTGATTGATACTCTAGGCAATGTACCTGGTGTGTCTTCAGTAAAAGGAGAATTGAATAGTATTGCTTCTGCTCCTGTCTCTTATACACATCTCCGAGCCCACGAGAC